GCTTTCGCACCTGGGCGGTGTAGGCTGTCTCGGCCTTGGTGAGCAGCGAGAGCTTCTGATCTTCGGTGATCTGCGTGTTCTCCAGGATGATCTCGCGACGGCGCTGGTAGGACTCGGCGAGGCTATCTTCGATGAGGGTGAAGGCGTTCATCTGGCCTTCAAAGTCTGCGGCGCGCATGTCCGAAAGTTTGAGCATCTCCTCCTCGGTGGCGGTGATGACTTGCGCGGAGAGCATCGCTCGCTGCTCGCTCCCGGCGGCGGTGTAGGTCTGCACGGTGAGCATCCTGGCCTCGTAGCTGGCTGTGATGGCCTCCTCCTCGGTGCGCAGAGATTCGATGAGTGAATCAAGGTCGCTTTTGCCGGAGCCTCCGCCTCCAGAGCCTCCGCCTGCATCGGCTGATGATGGGCCAGATGGCTTGATGCCGAACTGCCCGAGCTTGTCTTTACCGTCGGGCTTGGCGTTGTTGAACTCATCACGCAGGCGCTCGGCGTCGATGAGCCCCTTCTCGTAGCCAATGATGGCCGTCTCGGCTTCTTTGAAGGCGGTCTTGGCAGTATCAGCCGTCTCGGTGATTAGGTCTTTGTAGGCCGTGGCAGAGTCTTCGAGGATCTTCGTGCGGTTGGCGTCAAAGGTCGCGTTGTTGACTCCGGAGGCGAAGTCAAAAATGGACTGATTGAAATTGCCCTGGAGAGCAGCGGCAGCACGGGCGGCGACGTTCTGCGCTCCTGAAACGAGCCGGTCAAGCTCGTTGAGCATGAGCTTCACGGTAGTCTTGGCGGCCAACTCGCCCGCGACAGATAGCACGTTGAAGCCATTCGCTGCGAGCTTCATGGATGTGCCGACGATGACCGGGAAGTACTCGAAGGTCTTCTTGGCGATTTCGGCAATCTCTTCGATGTCATCACCCCATAGCCCTGTCTCGGTGGCGATGCGCGGAGTGGCCTGCTTGGCTGCGGCTGCGATGCCCTCGAAAAGGTTCCCCCAAAGGTGGGCATTGGCGTCGATCTGCGCCGGTAGCTGCCCACTGGCAAGCTGGGCATTCACTTCGTTGAGCGCATCGAGCGCCATCCGCAGGCCTTTCGTGATGACCTCGCCGAGGCCTTGGCGGCTGATGTTGAGGAAGATCGTGTCCCAGGCATCGCCGAGATTGGAGAGCACGCCTCCAAGCTCGCCCATCTGATCAGCCATGGCACCGCCAAAGTTGTCCTGTGCCAGTTTGAGGAGCGTTGCCTCGACGATAGCGGCCTCATCTTTGACGGTCGTCGTCACGCCTCGGAAGGTGATCTTGATGTTATCGCCCACCTTCTCGCCTACAACGCCAAACGTCTCCTTCATGCGCGTCCAGTTGCCCACGGCTGCATCGGCAACGGCTTCGATGGACTGCACAAGGTCTTTGCCCTGGGCACTGGCAAAGTCGCCCCATGCGGTCAGTGCCTCGGTGCTCGGGTTCAAGCCGTAGTTTACGAGCTTGATGAACGCGGTCGTAGCCTGCTGTAGGTCGAATGGCGTGTTTGCGGCGAACTCTTGAATGGCTTTGAACGCAATCTCCGCGTTCTCTGCCGAGCCCGTGGAGGTCTTGAGCATGGCGGATAGTTGCCCGAACTCCTTCGTCACTTGGACGACCTTGTAGAGCGCGGCAAGACCGAGGCCGATGGCTCCCAGGGCGACGCCTGTGGCTGTGGCTACCAGGGCCGTCTTGGCGAAGGTGTTGCGCAGGCCATCCGTTGCGCGCTCGGCCCGCTTGCCTTGTGACTCCAGAGCATCCAGCCGCTTCGTGGCCTGTGCCACTTGATCGGAAACGACTTTGATCTGGAGGGTGGCGACTTTCATTTCGGCTTGGCTTTGCTGTACTGCTTCTGAATCTTCTCCTGCTTCAATTTATCCAGCGCCATGAGGCACTGCATCTCCCAGGCCGTCGGGGTTGTCCCGGTCAGGTCTGCCCACGCCTTGATTTCGGAATGAGTGAGCGGCTCGGCGCTGTTGACTTCGAGGTAGAGCCTCCAGATGTAGGTGAGTTGGGCATCGAGTGGCGTGTGATCTTGAAGCGGCTGCGGCGTCTTGCCGGTTACTTTGGCGACGTGCTCTAGGGCTGCTCTTTTGGAGGCAGTCCCGGCACCGGCGCTGAGGCTGAGGTCAAACTCTCGGCCTGCCCACTCGATGAGGGTTTCGAGTGAGCGTGTAAAAAAAACGCACGGTCAGCAGCCAGCCGGTCGATCATGTCTGCGATCTGCGGAGCCTCGGTGAGGAAGGCAATGATGTTCTCCTCGGTGCAAGGCAAGGGCGTCCTGTCGGTTACAAATTCTTCATCCGTTGTGAAGTTCCAATCGGTGATGAGGCAGGCGAGGAGCCGGAGCTTTTGCTTGGCGTGGAAGGCATCGCCGAGATCGAGCAACTCTTCGGCATTCTTGGCTCCCTTCACGCTGGCCTTGAGCAGGCTGTCACGGTTCACCTCGATGCGCTTGCGCCGGAATGCGTCGGAGTCGAGGCCGATGAGGCGGAGCCAGTATTCGGTAGGCTCGCCGTCGGGGCCGGTAAGTGGCACCTGCACGCCTTCATTGGCGGCGGCTCGTGTGTGGAATCTCTTCATGGGGATGGGGTGCGCTGCTGCACGTTCAGTGCTCGGGAGTCGGCAGGCGCGGCTCAGGGTTTTTTATCGCGGGTGGGATAGTCGTTAAATCGCCGTCTTGGCGATGACAAGGTTCGTGCCGTACGTCGTGTCGTAGAGAGCCTGGAATGGCAGGGTAAGCATGATGTCGGCCTGCTCACTGACATCTGGCTGGCCTCCGTTGTACTTCACGTTTGGCATGAAGAAGCTGTAGCGCCAGCCGCCTACCTCGACGACGAACTCAAGCGTGGAAGCCGTCTCATTCAGGAACTTGTCCAGCAACGTGGCGTTCTCGAAGTAGGCGGTGATGCTGCCGCTGAGATTGCTCCGGCCAATCATCGGCTCGTTCATCATGTCACTGAACATGACAAAGCGAGGAGCGAGGCCGTTCTCAAGCGTGAGGCTGCCCTCGGTGACGATGCTGATGGCCGTGCCATTCTCGCGAAGTGTGCCGGTGTGGCTCGTGAACGGGCAGATGACGCCAGCGGCGGTATAGGTGGAACCATCTGGGGCTGTGCCTGCTGTTTCATAGTCGCGGCCAAGGATGGCGAAGGAGACAAGGACATTGGCATCGAGTCCAAAGGTGAGGCTGAGAGTGTTGAACTCCACGCCTGGGATGATGTGGAATGGCTTGGCAGCCTCCAGAAGATCCGTGAAGTTGCGCAGGATCGAGTAGCTGCGACGAGTCGAGCCGGGCCGAATGGCGAGCGTGTTGGTCGTCACCGTTACCGCCTCTCCGGCGGCATCATCCACAAGCGGGGTAGTCGTAACGAGCACGATCTTGGCAGCGGTGCGGCTGACCACGATGCCGCTCTGGTTGTTGCCGACGGTGCCAGTGAATCCGCTCAGGGTGATCTTGTCACCCGGGATGACAAGAGGAAGGCCGCTGGCGCTGTCATTGATGCTGTTGTCCGAAGCGGCAGCGCTGATGGTGCTGGCTACCACAGGGGCTGCACGGGCGGCCCATTCCACCGAGCAAAGCACGGCTTTCAGGAACTCGTCATAGTCGAGCGGCACAAGCTCTCCGGCGATCTCGCCTCCGACTTGCCGGTTGCCGTGATGCAGGCACTTGATCTGCCGGTCATCGCGGATTTCGTTGGAAAGAATGGCCGTCTTGCTCAGTCCTGGATTCAAGCCGGTGTGACGAATACCGGTCCATGCCGGGGTGTCTGGCGTGGTGCCAAAGGCGGTTTCAAGAACGTAATGCGATTTATGCTTCGAGGATGAGGCGCTCATAGGTGGTGGATGTGGCGGAGTGTGAACTATCGGGGAAGGAACTCAAACGGTAAATCGGTGAACGAGGAAGCCGATGCGGCACATGCTCTGTGGAACTTCTGCCTTCATACCTGCGGAGCTTGATGGCCCTTCGGCCACCTGATCAAACTGGATTTCACCCGTCCAGCCTGTGCCCGTAACAGCCAGCCGGGTCTTGGCTGTGGCAGCCTCGAAGGCATCGGCGGCGACGTTGGCTTTCTTGGTGCCCTTCTTGTCAGGCAGGAAGATCTGCATCCAGAGGATGCCTGGGAGCCGGTCATAGGTGCCGCCGACGGCAGCCGGGAAGCCTTTGCCAAAGGCCACGCCGATGCGAGCCCAGGCTTCGGTGGATGGCTTCGGGTCGGGCTGATTCTCCCAGATCAACGGCATGGTGTTTCCTACCCAGGCCGCCGTGATGGCGGTGGCAATGGCTGCGCGGGTGGCTTCTCTCATGACGTGAGTGCTGCGGTTGTGAGGGCTAGCTCGGCTTCAATCTCGGCGAGGCTCAGGGCTACCATGCCAGCCGGGGCTTGCTTGGAACTGCCATCTTCGAGGTATTCGATGTACGGCACGTTGTTCGTGATGTAAACCACGTCCTTGATGCTCATGGCTGGCATCGGCGGCGGAGGCGGCGGGCCATAGACGCCTTCGGGCATGATGAACGTGGATGGCTCTCCAACGGTGATCTGCCACGCGGCTCGGGCTCGGCCTGTATCGACGGGCGTGCGCTCTGTCACGCGGTTGTGAATGTCGTAAACGACACGCTCGTGAACCGTATCAAGATCGACTTCGATGGCCTTCGCGAAGGCGTGCAGATCTGCGCCAAAGGTGAAGCCTTTCACGTCTCGGGCACTACCTCCAGCCCGTCCTCAGTGATGAGTTGCACGCCTTCCTCGGTCGTGATGCCGTCAATCTGGTTGAGGCCTTTCCAAAGGTGAAGCGTGGCAGTAGCTCCGGCTGGGTCTGGCTCGGAGGCGAAGACGTTCCAGAGTTCGCCATCCACTTCGATCTGGTCGCCATGACCGACGGTGCCGGTGATCTGCGAGAGCAGGATGAGGCCGGTGCGGCGGTCTAGGATGGGGCCGAGGCCGCCAGTGATCTCGACGCGGAGGTCAGCGTCATAGAGCAGGACGGTGATGGCGTCTTCCGTTGCCCAAACGGTCGTGGTCGTGTCGGCCTCTGGCGAGAAGGTATGCGTCGGGGTGGCTCTCAAGACTCCGGCCTGTGGCACGTCGCCTGCTGCCGAGAAGGCCGCACTGGCGAGCGATGACATTAAGGAGCGGAGGCCCATATTGTGGATCAGTTCTGCTGCACGATGCCGTAGAGCTGGCGTGGATCTTTATGCGGCGGATTAATTAGTGACGGTGAAGCTGACGGCTGTTTCAGCGGTTGCGGCGGCGGGCAGGGTGATAGTGAAGCTGCCGCTGGCCTTGGTGACTCGGGCGGTCGTCGCTGTGACATCGGTGCCCTCGACTTGCACTTGCACGATTGAGGACGCGCTGACGAGTGAATTGGTGACAACGAGTGTCGTGGCACCGGCTGCAAAATTAACGACGCCAGTCGGCTTATTGATCGTCTGCGCACCAGTTGTGCCAACTGCGGTCACTGTTTTATCATGGATCAGATTGCCTTTGATGGTCGCGGCGCTGGAAGAGATGGTGAAATACGTTGTGTTGGCTAAGATGACGGAAAAGGTATTACTTCCGAAAAGCAAATAATAACCGGCATCCAAACCATTTTGTCCGTAGCTCAAAGACAAAGTCGCCAAGCCGTTCCCCACCAAGCCATTGCTTGTAGCGTCAAATGCGAATGACTCGGCGTAGCCAGCACCGTTGATTTGAGATTGAAGAACCAGCCTGTTTTTTGGCGCGGTCGTGCCCTGCGTGGCTGCTGCGAAGATTTTCCAGTCATTGCTTTGGCTCGCTGCGGTTGCTGTTGTTTTCCATCCCGCCCCCGAAAGCACTAAGGCGGGGGAGAACTGCTGGTTGCCGTTAGTGGCAGCGGTTGGGTTGACGAGAGAGAGTCCTGCTGTGGCGGTATTGGCTCCAGGCGCGAAGTTGACGATCTGACCGGCTGTAAAAGTGTTGGCTCCGAGAGTCGCCCCGCCGCTCCCATTGCTGGCGGCGGTGATGCGGCCATCGGCATCGACGGTGAGGTTGGTGGCGGTGTAGCTGCCTGGGGTAACGGCGGTGCTGGCGAGCTGGGTGGGGCCGACTGCTCCGGCATCAATGCTGAAAGCGGAGCCGAGCCCGCTGGTGGTGATGTCACCCTTGTCACCGTTGGCGATGGTGCCGAGCGGGACGCCGTTGACGACGCAGTTGCGCACGTCGGTGAGCGCGGTGGATGGAATGGAATAGAACTGTGAGTGGATGCCGGTGACACTTCCGCCCGGAACTTCCGCGCCAGAGTTGAGTGTGAGTCCGCCCGTGATCCGCGAGTGATGCGCGACGAGTGTGCCCGCCGTGCCCTCCGTGCCTGCTCCATCAGCAGCGCCGCCATTGAGCACAATGTCACCGACGACCGTGCAGTATTCCAGCGAGAGGATGCCACCATCTCCACCATTCGCGCCACTATCGACTTCAGCCGCCGCGCCCGCCAGAGTCACGTCACCGACAATCGCATGGCTCACGCGGAACTCTGAGCTGGTGCCCCATGCCACCGCTGCCGTCGCTGCAAGGTTGATCGTGACGGTGTGATCTGAGTAGATGTGGACGTGCGTGGAGTCGGCGGTGTTGCGGATCATGATCTGCGCGCCGGGCGTGTCGTCATAGGCGGGCTGCACTTTGTTATCCGTAACTGAGCCAGCGTTGAAGCGGTTGCCGCCATCCCAGCCGGTGATGAAGAAGTCATGAGGCGCATTCGCCGCCACATCCAGGGTGCCCGCATCGCCTGGGCCGATGCAAAATTTGAAATATCCGTCCTCATAAGCCTCCTGCGCCGTGAGGTAGGGCCGGGCCGGAGTGCCTGTGCCTGTGGTGTCATTACCGAAAGCCGGGGAGATGAAGACGACGCCCTCGCGGTCGAACTCGGAGCCGCTCAGAGCGGTATAACTAAAGGTGCCGCTGCCGTTGTTGGTGAGGACACCGGAGGCATTGGCGAGGGCGGCGAGGGTGGTGAGCTTGGCATCTACCGGCTGGTAGGTGCTGGCTGCGGTCGCACTGAGTAGATAGGCCGCTAAATTCTGGTCGCCAGTATTCGTTCCACTCAGATTTGCCACCGCGCCATTGGAGAGCATGGCGTTGCTGATGGCTCCGTTTGCAATGGCCGTGGCGTTGCCCACACTTGTCACCGGGCCGGTGAGGTTGGCGTTGGTCGTTACGGTGGATGCGTTGCCGGTCAATGCTCCGACGAAGGTCGGGCCGGTCACGGTGCCGGTAAAAGTAGGCGAGTCGATGGGTGCCTTGAGGTTCAGGTTGGTGATCGTGGCATAGGTCGAGGCCGCTGTGGCTGCCAGGAGGCCATCGGTGATGCCGTAGCCTGCCAGCGTGGTCGGTAGGCCGGTGAGTGCGCTGAACGCGACGTTGCTCAGCGTGTTGGCGCTGCCGCTGATCGTCTTGCCGGTGAGTGTGCCGGTAGAGGTGAGCGTGTACGCGTTGATCTGGGTAACGGTCGCCTTCTTGGAGGCTCCGCCTTGAGTGACCATTGTGGCCTCAGTGCCCGTGAGGGTCGAGGCGGCTGGTAGCTCGCTGATTTTGATCTGCGCACAGGCTGTGGAGGCTGCGAACAGGAGGGCGAGAAGAGCGTGTTTCATGGTGTCAAGGCGGAGGGTGGTTTCAGGGTTTCGTGGACAGATTACAGGACGCCGGGCACTGCGCCAGGGTCAGGCAGGAGCGGCGAAACGGGCGGCATGAGATTGACTGTGCCAGCCTTCCTCAATGCGTCGATCTGCTCGGGCGTCATCTTTTTCTCCTTCTCGACATAGGCCAGAACGGCCTCGCTGATGACGGCTACCTTGGCTTCGGTGCCAGTGGTTGCCGAGGTTTCCAGGATCAGCGCGCCAGCTTGGCGGGCGAGGGCGGCCTGCTTCTCGTTGATGACTCCGCCGATTTGGGCGAGGGTCAGGGCCGTGTTGGCATAGCCCGCGAGAGTGGTGAGCTTCTCACGCTGCTTTTCGGTGGCGTCTCCGCAGGAGGTGAGACTGAGGCTAGCTGCGCAGGCGCAGAGCAGGAGGGTTTTCAGGGTGGTGAGCTTCATAATCGGGTTCTATTGGTTTGGTTTACTAACGTGGGCTGAAACCTAGAACGTCTGCCATCCTGAGCAACTTGAATTTCACATCCGGTAGATCGGAGCGGCGCCGCGCTTGGTGCCGCTGTTGTGGGCGAACTCAGCGAGCAGAAGAGGGGCGACGCGTCCAAGGATGCTCTTGGCGGTGTTCGCGTCGAAGGTAACGGCCAGGGCTCCCTTGCCGAGTGAGACGCTACTGATGCCATCGGCGTCCTGATCTGCGAACCGGTCGCCATTGAGGAAAAGCGCGGCAACCTCGATCTGCGCGGCCTTCACCTGTGGCGGCACTGCGTTGTTCGGGTAGAGGGTGTCGGGCCATGGAAGCTGCGTTTCTACGTCCTCGCGGGGCCACTGCATCGCCTGCGTGATGGTGATCTTCCGGCCCTTCCATGTGGCACCGTAGTCAACGGCGCGGGCTGCGGTGATGAGCAGCGTCTCCTTCTCGGCATCCGTCTTGGCTGCCCAGGCAGTACCACTGAGATGCCGCGTGAAGTAGTCGTTTGCGACCGCCAGCGTGACATAGCTGTTCGCGGTGGATGATCCGCTTCCGGTTTCTGCTTCGAGGGTCATACAGGGCAGGAGGGGCTGTCTTCGGTTTCGCGCTGTGCCAGTTGGCCGTCCTCGTCGTAGTAGCGCTCGACAAGTGTGGTGCCAGCACAGTACGAGGATATGACTGTTTCATCCTCCGCTCTGGCTGCATTCCGACGCTTCCGGTTACGGCCTCGCACGAACCAGCCGAAGAAGCTGGCCCGTGCGGAGGTGTCCGTAATCGGTGCGGTGTTCATGCGGAGGCGAACACGGTGATGGTTTCCGTGGCAGCCAGTGGCGTGGTGCCAGCGGCGAGCGTGAGGCGGTTGCCGGTGATGACGACGGTGCCGTCCCAGGCGCGGATGGCTCCGGTGCTTGTCGTGCGCACCTGGACGATGAAGACCGTCGGGGTGAAGCTGAGTTGCAGATGGAGGTTGCCAAGGGCGACTTCGGCGGCGTTTGGCACACGGCTGAACAGGCACATATCGGGGATGCTCAACGGCTCGTTCTCGCCCCCGTAGGTCGTCGCGGCTGCCCAGGCGTTGTTGCTGCCGGTGAGCGTCTCGGTCGTGGCGAGCGGGTTCGGCGTGCCGTTGGCCTCGATGAAGAGGATCTCATTCGCACCGATGCGCACGGCACTGCCCCCGCAATCGTTGGCGTTGATGGCGGTCGTGAGAGCCGTGGTGAACTCAGCAGCGCTGGTGTCGGCTCCGCTGGCGAGCGTTGCAGCGCCCCAGGCCGAGCCGCTTTCTGCCAGCGTCTCGGTCGTGGCGTAGGCGTTGCCCACGGTGCCCTTGATGCGGCTGGTGACAACCATCGTGTCTCCGGCTCCGGCGGCTGCGGTAACGGAGGCATTGGCGACGGTCAGAGAGCCGTAGGTCGTGCCACCTCCAGCCGCGCCATTGATGGCAGCGATGAGGTTGTCAATGGAGTCTGTCGCAGCGGCTCCGATGAGGACTTCGTTGGCCGTCGTGGAGGCGGTAAGGGCGGTCTTGAACGTGTACGTCTGGCCTTCGATGACGACCGTCTCGGCATTGGCGGCATTGGCAGCCAACGTGAGGGTGCCAGTAGCGGCGATGAGGCTGGAAGCGGCGGAAAGATCGACGCTGATGCGTCCAGCGGTAACTCCGGCGTTGATGTCGGCTTCAAAGACGACTGAGCCGATGGTGATCGTCTCGGCCTCCTTGACAGGGCTGGCGACGCGGAGGATGCCGACGCGGGGACGGCTACGGGCAAAGCGGAGGGACTGATGGATGTCTTTCATGGGCGTGGGCTGATGGTGTTGGTGGCGGTGCTACTTTGTCGGAAGTGATTCGCCCGGTTCTTGGGCGGTCGTGTTTGGCGGGGCCTCGGTGGTGGTGATGACTGGCAGCTTTTCGGGAGTGAATGGCGTGTTGTCCTTGAGCTTGGTGATGTCTTCGAGTTGCTCTTGAGTGAGGCGCGGGCGCTGCTTGCCTTTCCCTAGCTTGGCGGATTCGTAGGCAGCGAGGTCTTTTTCGAGGAGGCGGATGTATTCGTCCTGCTTGTCGATCTTCTCCTTGGCTACGGCAAGCGCGGCGGTCAGTTCGTTGTTGATGGTCCGCTCCTGTTGAAGCTGTCCAGCGAGGTTAATCTCGGTGGCCTGGAGCCGGGCGAGTTCGTTGCTGGTGGCCTCGGGGGCGGTGGTGAGGAGGACAAGCGGTTTACGCTTGCGACGCATGGCGTCAATGATGACTTGCGGGGCTACGCCTGGGGTGATGGCTGGGGTGCTCATGGCTTTCAATAAAGAGCCCACGCTCGGTCTTTGCAAACCGAAACGTGGGCCTATCGTCCTCTAATCGGGCATGGCCCACGGAAACCCCAAAACCGAAGGTTAGCCGATGTTGTGAACGAATTTGATGACGCGCATCTGCTTCACTTCGTAAACGCGCAGCCAGTTGGAGGCGCTTTCGAGTTCGGCGTTGGTTGGCGTATCGGCGGCCATGCTGCCACCGAGCCACTTGATGCCACGGATGTGGTGAATCATCCGGCGACGCATGATCATCGCAGACTCGCCAGCGAGGGCTTCGCGGCTGTATTCGAGACGCCAGGAGCCGATGCCGCCAAGAATGGCCTGATCGACGGTGGCCTCTGCGAACGCGACGGCTCCCTGGGCGAAGACGTAGCTGGTGTACTTCTCGTTGCCGGAGACGGTTTCATGAGGCATCCCGTCATCCACGATGACGCGCATTCCCTGGAAGGTCTTGATGCGACCTTCGCCTTTGCTGTCAGGGATTTCGTCGATGAGGTCTTGCTTGGAGAGCCAAGCCTCAACGGCGGAGTGGATGGCGATGGCACCGAGCTTTTCCTTCGCATCGCCGAGCTTCTGCTTGGCGTCGATGAAGGTCTTGCCCGTGAACAGGTTCGTCAGGGCAGGCGTACCGGCTCCGGCGAGGGCGATGTCATGGATGAGATCAGCCATGCTGGCGATGCTGAACACACCCTTGAGCAGGTGGAGCAGGCGGGCCTGATCCATGCGGTTCCAGTAGGAAGCCACGAGGTTGGCGATGGCGTTCATCGGGTCGGAACCTGCGAGCAGGCCAGCGATGTCACGAGTACCAAAGGCCTTCTGGCGAAGGATCTTCACGCAGATGTCCTGCGCGGTCGTGATGTTGTCGATGGTGGCGTTACCGGTGCGCCCGATGAGTTCTTCATCGCCGGAGATGTCCTCGAAATATGGGAGGTGCGCAGTCACACCACCGTCATTGGCGAACGCGGTGAATTGCGGGTCAGCGGTGACGATGCCGCTCTGGTGGAAGGCGGAAAGCTCCATCGTGCGAACGATGGTGTAGGGGAGGAACAATTCAGGGACGATGATGTCCTGTACGTTGGTGTGGGCCATAATGGTGGGTACGTTGCGGGTGGGTATGCGCTGGCGCGGAGGATTCGTTGCCAGCGTGATGCTGGTGTGTCTTCCGTTCTCACCGAGAACGTCGGCCTGGGCACCGCCCGTGGCCTTCACCTCCCCCGACGCCGTCGGCTTTGGTGCTTTGATGTGCAGCGATATAGGCACGTCCAGAATCATCGTGCAAACGAAAATCCGCCCAATCTTTCGACGGGGCGGATTTTGTGTCTCTGCCTGCTGATGGGGCTCAGCTTGCAGCCGGGAGTTGGAATCCGGCCTCTGCTGCGAGTCGGCGGGCCGTTGCTGGGTCGCTCTTGAGGAGTTGTCCGGCGGCTGTCATGTTGAAGGTAGCTCCAGCCTTGAACGGGTTTCCAGCACCGCCCTGGCCTCCGCCGCCACCGCCACCGGCTCCGCCTGGGCTGCCACCGCCTGCTGATCCGTTGAAGAGGAAGGGCGCGGCTTTGGTGAGTCCCTGGAGCCATCCTTCGATGGTAAGCGGTGCGGCGGCTGCATCATAGAGCGCTTTGCCGTCGGGGCCGTAGGCGACGGGCTTGTCATCCTCCAGCTTGAAGACTCGCGAGCCACGAGCGACGAGGTCTTCGGCGGCTCCTTCGCGGAGGCCGAGCTTCGTGGCGTGCTCGATGAGGCTCTTCTCGATCACGACGCGGTTCAGGCTGGCATTGGCCTTGGCGAGGGATTCGGTGAGTGTTGCCTTTTCCTTCTCGGCAGCGGCTTTCATCTGCGCGGTGCGCTCGTCAATGAGCTTGTCGAGTTCACCTTTGTCCTTGGCCTTCTGTGCTTCGATGTCGGCCTTCTTGGCGATGAGCGCCTTCACTTCGGCGGCATCGAAGCCGTCCCAGGTTGCTTTCAAGTCGGTGACTTCCTTCTGGAGCAGGATGTTCTTGTCTCGGAACTCGGTGACTCGCTCGACTGATGTGGCTCCCTCGACATCCAGCGTCCACTTGCCGTCTTTCTCGACGTAGAGGGATCGGAAGGCTTCGGGGATGTCGGCTTGCGTGGCGTAGATGAACTTGAGTTTCATGGGGTAGGGTGGCTATGGGGTAGGGCTGCCACTCTGGCAGGCGGTCAAAGGCCGGTCAAGTTCGGAGTGAACACGCCGAGCGCTCCGGCGCATGGAACGAAGAGCTTGCCTCCTGGCAGGGGTAGCGCCACGCCGATTTCCGCGCCCCATGGGCCGATGAACCAAGGGCTTCGGCTATCGGGAGTCCATCCAGTGATTTGAAACGCGCCAATGATGCCTCCGCGCAAAAGCTCGCTGGCTCGTGGAATGGGCCGGTCTGTGATGTGGCCGATGAAGGCCGTGGCTGCCTCATACTCGGCGAGTGTCATGCCTTTGGCGGCATGGAGGAGGTACCAGCCGGGCGGTGCCATCTTGCGGCTACGGTTCTCGATGTCCTTGCCTGCGGAGAGGATGGCCCAAGCCCAGGGCTGGCGAATGGTGATGGCTCGCGTGACGGGCTGCCACTTGGCGTGCGGGTCGCCTGTGACTTGGGAAAGCCAGTGGCCTTGTCGTTGTGGTGCCCAGGCGAGGAAGTCGTCGGGGACGGTTTGTAGGTGGGTGAATGGCTCCTGCTTCCAGGAGGCGGGGTGGTTGACGGCGATGATCATGGCTAGCGTTCGGTGTCGATGATTTCCCATTCGATGGGGTTGGTGATGTCGATGGTGCGCACGCCTGTGGCTCGGTTGCCGTAGCAGGAGTGGATGAGGAAGGCTTCACTGCTGCATTTGTTGCGAACAGTCATGCCCGGCTTGAGTTCGTCGATGCGGACAAGCTGGCGCTCGCGAGGGATGGGGTTAATAACGGTGAAGGTTTTCATGCGTATCGGTGTCGGTTTTTTACGGTGAGGGCAAATCTGCTACCACCGTGTTTTATTCACCGTGGAGCAACTTCGCCTGCTGCGGAGTGATCTCGAAAACGTGCTGAATCTTCATCTTCGGCGGAGCATTGCCTTTGCCGTTGCTGAAATACTGGAGGGTAGCCATGAAGCGAGCGTCTGCGATCCACTCAGGAAGGGGCATCCCTGTCTGCGTGGTAAGGAAGTGGTGCGGCTCTGTAGCTGGCAGCGCCGTGTTGGAGACGAGCGCCCAGGCGCATGGGCCTTCGGGCGTCATGGCGACACTGAGCACGGTGCTGTTTACAGGCGTGAGGATGACGAGGCCGGGCATGAATTTGCCGGGGGCGATGGGGTACTTGTGGATTTGCGGGGTCATGGTTTTTTTGGGTTTGGTTTGGTGAAGAGATCGGTGTCAATGCTGGCTACTGCCGCGTCGATCATCGCCTCCTGCATGGCTCTGTCTATCGGGAGATTGTAGCGGCGGCGGCTGCCGTAGTGGCGGAAGGTGAGCATGTCGCCAATCACCTCGACGTGGATGCGCTTGGGCTCGGCGCTTTCGACGGCATAGGCGGCTGCGGTCGTGAAGGTCCGGCGGCGGTTGGTGGTTGGCTGGCTCATTTGCGTTTCTTGGCGGGTTTCTTGGCGGTGGCACTGCGAGCCTTGCCCGGCCTGCCGAGCCAGTCTTTGGGCTTCACGGGCGTCTTCTTTCGGGCTTCCAGATGATCGTTGGTAAAACCTAAGCTGATGAGGTCTTGCTCTTCAAATGGCGTTCTGCCAAGGCCGGTTTCATTCCAGGCAGTGAATTTTGCCACATGCTCCTGGTCGCTCTGGTAATCGTGCATCTGATGCCAGACGTTGTGCAGGATGCCGAGCTTGTCGGCCTGATCGGTCGTGGCGATGTGATTCTTGAAGTTGCGGTAGTCGATGCCCTCGGTCATGGCGGCCATCACCACGGCTGCCGTGGAGGCCGGGCACTCCAGCCGCCACCGATAGTCAGCGGTGGGCCATGCCGTGATCTTGGTGCCGCTGAGCAGGTCAGGGTAGGCCAGCTTGAGGTTGGTCAGGTCTTTCCGGCGACGGGCGCGGAACTGGAGGGCCGAGTGATCCGGCGTGCGGTTGATGGAGTAGAAGCCGTGTTGAGTGAAGATCCACATGGGGGTTATTTGGGTTCGAGGGCTGCAAGGGCGGCGGCCTTGATGACGTGCAGGGGCGTGTTGATGCTGAATCGAGCGGCCCATCGGCGACCGCCATTGTTGTAGGTGATAGCGATGGGGCTGAATGAGTTGGAATGACTCGCCCAAGTGTAGCACAGGCGCACCTGCACGGATGGCAGGGCATGTAGGATCATCAAACCGTCGTCGGCTTCAATCTCGGTCGGGACAAAGGCCGGGCTCAGGGCCGCGATGACGTTGTAGAATTGCGCAGCGTCGTGAGCGTCTGCGTGATCAAGAAAGCCGCCAATGGCTTCGAGGGTGAGTTTTTTCATATTCGGTTTCGGTGGGGTTGTGGCTGTTACCAGCCGGTGATGACTTTGCGGCAGCGGCGTTCGAGCTTGTCGTTGATGGCTCGGTAGTGACTGGCGGCGGCGTATTGAATCTGGCGCTCCGTTTTGTCGCCTGCCGAGTCCGCCTGAATGCAGAGGGCTTCGGCGAGGTTGGCGGAGGCGCTGAGGAGTTGCGAGAGCGCGATGGCCTGGGGTGCGGTGAGGCTGATGGCTACGTTCATGTTCGGATTCGGTTAAAATTCTGCGCCTTTGGTCCAGGCTGTGAGGATATGCAGTTCGTTGCTGCGATACCACTCGGTAGGCGCGGACTCCAGCCACTCGGCAAAGAATCGCCACTCTGGCGAAGCCAGTCCGGCTAAGTATTGGATCAAAGCGCCTCCGTTCAAGGTGACAGCTTTTTCAGTGATAGAGAGGCGAGCGATGCTGATCATTTCCAGTTGGGTTGTTGGAGACGGGAGAATTCGGGGATACTCATGCTCGTCATTGGAGCTTGGCGGGTAAGCCAGGAGATGTAACTCTTAGCCTCTGCCTCGCCATTTTCGAGCAGTAAAGCTGCCGTGGTGCGAGTGCTGTCGGAAGACAGACAGGCTTTTTCGAGCCGTTGGATTGCTGAGAGTAGAGTCATAATTCGGTTTCGGTGTGCGTGCCATCATTGCCCATTAAAATGGGCATGTAAAGAGCAAAGGTGAATTATTTTATCGGTCGTCGCCAAGCATCTCCAAGCACTGCTCCTCAGTAGCGATCTCGCGACCGGCCCCCAGGGCGGTGATCATCTCGCCAAGCTCCCAATCGTCGGCGTCCTCCGGCTGCACAAAGTAGAGGCTGCCATCGGCACCCTCGCCCTTGGGCCAGCGCCAGCCAGCGCCGTCTTCCTGCATCGCTGCGGCATCGCCTGCGACGTGTGGCTTGTCGCCAAGCTGGTACCATAGCTTGCCGTGCGTGGTGATGCCCATGCGGGCGACTGGCTGGCTTTGTGGAGCGATGCCATAGACGGCGGCTCCGGTAGCGGAAAGGTGGGCGATGCGATTAGCGGGGCTCATTTGATTACGTCGGTTAGGGCTCGGCCATCGAGCCACTTGGTGAAGCCAAGACTCTGCACGCGCTTGATGAGGTTGTCACGCTCGGAAGCGCTCCCGGTCTTGATGTAATCGACCTGATCGAGGCTGAGGCCGTTCTTGAAGAGGCCGGAGTTGGTGCTGATGCCGAGGCGGTTCGGCTCCTGTAGCTCTTTGAGAGTGCGGCGGCGTTTGGTGCCGACGTTGGCTTCCCACTCGCCAAACGAGTCGTACGTGTGAGATGCCAGATCGATTCGGGTGATGCCGTCGCCCTTGAACACGATGCCGGGAGGGACATCCTTCGCTTTGGCGATGCGGTTCGTGTAGAAGTAGTTGCCTCCGCCTCGGGCCAGATCGGAGTCTGAGGAAGCTCCACCCTTGCCGATGTCATAGCCGATGCGGAGCCGGTGTTGGGTGGTCGTGGCTGCTCCACCATTTTGGAGAAGGTTGGCGATGACCGTCTCAAGCGGCTGGCTGCCGACGCTGTGATAGAAGGCCGAGGCTTTCTCTGCCTTGGCTGCCTCGGCGGCGCTGTAGTCCCAGCGTCTCCAATAGCGGTTGCCGACGCCATTCGTCGGGAGTTCACCTTCGGGGTTGTAGTAGCGGCCCCAGGCGGTCTGCTTGCGGGGCAGGGATACGCCGTACTTGGCTTCTGCCCATGCCTTCACGGCTTCGACCTTCTCGGCATCTGTGCCGCTGGAAATGGCAGCGCTGTAGCCTGCATCGGCGGTGTCTCCGCGCAGATAGACGCCTTTGTGGAGGTAGGCGAGTTCGCGCTGGGCAATGCTTGGCTGATCGGTGTCGAGCAGGCCGACATCGCGGAGGATGGCCGTAGCCTCCTGCATCGCGGCCTTGCTGTCGCTGCCCTTCACGTTGATGCGCACGATGCCCTGGTAGCTGCGGAAGTGCTGCATTGAATCGACGTTCGGAGAGTAGGGCACGACGGTGATCTCTACGTTGCCACGTTGGAGCTTGAAGGCGGCGGCAGTTGCTACTTTCCGGTTTGTTGTTCCGGTGTCGAGGAGTTCGCCGTTTACGATCTCTTTCACCGTGTAGTCGATGCCGTTGGTGGTCAGTCTTGAAACAGTGACGCCGTTGATCTCTGCTGTAGTGCTCGGGCTGGTGTAGTTGCCAACGACCTTACCTTTGAATGGCTTCCACTTGCTACTGAGCGGCTGTTTATCGGTTTTGGCGTCCTGAATAGCATTCGCCATGCCCTTGTAATAAGTCACCATCATCTTGTTGTTGCCGGTGACTTTGAGCGCGTTCAGCTTCTTGAGCGCTTCCTCAAAACTGGCGAGCGTGGAAGCGTTGTACTTCCCATCGGCGGCGTGCGTGCTTACGGTCTTGGCGGCGGACTCGAATGCGGCGAAAAAGGTATCTTGAGGATGAGTGTCAATGGCGGATGCTGCGCTAGCATACGGGTTGCTGGCTGGCACATCTGGGAGCCCGGCGGCCTGGATCTTCGCTTTGAAGGCTGCATCGCCATCCTTCGTGAGCACGCCCTGGGCTTTGATGAGCGAGTTCCGGCTTTGATCTTTCTCGTGCCACACGATCAACTCTTGATCTTCGAATGAGCGGTTGCCCACTGTCATGCTGGCTCCGTACCGCGTCTTGGCGGCCTCCTCGAACTTCGGTGTGAAGTCGAGCACGGCACCGCCTGGGGCTGGCTTGGCGCTGGCTGGGAGCAGGCCTTCCAGGTAGTCGATGCGCGCCTGCACTGTGGCGGCAGTCTGAGCGCCGAGGCGGTCTTTGACAAGATCGACGATGGCCGTCTTGCTTTTCACGATCTCGGCAATCTGTGAATCAATCTCGCTTTGCGTGATGCCTCCGAAGATGTCTGCGGTTCGCCCGGCGGCGGTGGCCTTGTTGCGGAGGCTCTGGAGTTCTGGCACCGTTTTGCCCCACTGCGCGGCGGTCTTCTTGGCTCCCTGTGCTCGGAAGGCGAAGGCTCCACCGTTGTCGATTCGGATGGCCTTGCCAGCGTGGATGAGGATGTTGTCGTTGCTTTGTCCGGCTACGTCCCAATTACCAAGCAGTGAGTCGAGCACGAAATGCTGGCGAATCTGCGCGTGCATGGCGGTGATCTCCGCCGGGCTGGCTGTGCGTTCCCATGCGCCGAGGGTCTGAGCATCTGGGATGAACTCGGCTACCTTGGCGGGCGTTCCCTTCTGCACGAAGGCGCTACCCGGTGCCCTGGCTCCCATGAGGCGGTACACATCGTCCGCGGCGGCCTCGCTGCGAAGGTGGTCGGGATTGCCGGTCTTCACCACCCACTGCTTGCCGGTGGCTGGATCGAGCATGAGCTTCGGCTGCGTAGAGCCGGGTAGGTCTTTGACGAATGTCAGGCTCTCCGGACCTGGGATGTCCAAGTCGAGGTTGTTCCCGTCGATGTCTGGCGCTGTCGTGGTGATCGGAATCTTGGCAGCATCCTTCTTGGCTTTCTTGAGTGCCTTCGCTTCGGCTGCGAGGATCATGTCCTTGATGTCTGCCTCATCCTCGGGAGTGAGCGCGTCATAGAAGGCCGTCAGCTTGGCTGGGATGGGCTTGCCGGTGCCGATAGCCTCCGCGATGGCCTGCTTCTTGAGCTTGATGGCAACGGCAGCGGCAATCGATTCAGACTCCTGTTTGATCTTGAGCCACTTCGCAATGGATGGCTCTTCATCCTTGAACTTGGCAGCGGCGGGCTTCCAAAAGTAAGTGATCTTCGTGTGCGATGGATCTGCAAAGCCATTGTCAGCGGCCATGGCCCAAGCCTTACCTTCCTCTTGGAGCGCGTTGTTGTAGGCGGAGATTACTTGACCCAGCGGTTTGTCCGACGCGGCGGCTGTCTTTTCGGCCACCACCTTGTATGGCCCACCGTATGCAGCGGCGTCCTTTTTGGCGCTTTCGATGATGTTGTCCTTTGCCTGCTGCACGATGGCAGCATGTTTGGCGGCTTTGGCGGCGGCTTCTTCTTCGGCTAACTTGAGAGCAGCGGCTTTTTCGGCAGCTACTTTGGCGGCCAGGGCGGCAGCTTCTTCCTCGGCTGCTTTGATGGCAGCAGCCTTTGCCTCTGCGGCGGCTTTGGCTGCGGCTTCTGCCGCGATTGCGGCGGCCTTTGGCTGGGGAGCGGGTAGGAACTGCGTGCCCATCGTTTCGGGCGGCAGCTTGCCCGTTTCCACACTCTTCGCGAGTTGAGTCAGCGTGAGGGGCCGGTTGAACTGATCGGTAAGATCGGAGAACGTGATTTTGCCGGTGTTGTAGAGCGCGGCCTTGCCCGGCCCGAGAACGGCCTCCATGAAGTCTGCGCCCTTGGCTGTGGCGAAGTCCTCGAAGTTCATGGCCTTGGCTACCTGCCCATCCATGGAGGCTCGCGTGTAGGCCTTAGCGGCTCGCACCTGATCGGTGGTCTTGCCTGCGTCTTTGAGCTTGTCCTGGATGTAGTCCTCGATGTCGCGCTGATTCAGTTCGGGGAGCTTCTTGCCGGATAGCTCCTGCCAGGAGTAGAGGACGCTGATGATCGTGGAGCGGCATCCCCAATGGGCCGTTGCCCCTGGGAAGGCCTTGCCATGGCCGACGGGCTCATAGTCTGGCAGCCGCCACTGTAGGCCGTCCAGTGCCATGCAGATGATGGTTGTGCGGCTGTCGAGTGTGGCGAGCCATTGGATACCCTTCACGATGTTCGGCTTGGCTTTGAAGCTCTCCAGCCGGGCGTGATTCGATGTGCTCTGCACGCTGCTACGCACGAGGGCCTCGGCGTTCCGGCGGGCCTGCTTCATGATGCCGGGCGGAGATCCTGGTGCTGGCTTGATGATGATGCCTGCTCCCTGGATGCGCTTCACGAGGTCCGGAACGCTCTCACCGAGGAGTGTTCCCATGCCCATCTGCGCGGTGAACTGCCGTCGGAGGTCGCTACTCTGGCCTGCCCACCACTCCTTGCTGCTGTGCCCCAGGATGACCGGGCCGTTGACGGCGGCTTCGAGGAGCTTGGTGGGAATGCTACCGGTGACAAGCTCCACTCCGACACTCTTGTTGATCATGGCGTTGGCTGCATCCCACTCGATGCCGACGAGTTGCTCCAGCTTGCGAACGTGGTTATTGCCGAGCGCCTTGTAGGTCTGATCAATCGTGGCAGTCGCCTCGTTGAGCATCATGCTGTACTTCTGCGTCTTGAGCGCTGAGCCCTTGCCGCTGGCGATGATCTTGCCGAGTTCGCCCTGTAGGTCTTCGAGCAGGAGGAGCGCGTCTTGACGCATCCCGGCCTCGACGCGGAGGAGCTTGATGCCGTGCGTCGTGGCATACTCGGCGGCGGCGCTGGCAGCGTTCTTGGGCATGGCGATTACTCAGCGGGCTTTGGCTCTGGTAGTGCTGGCGGAGGCGGATTGTTCGCGATGCCGGTGCGCTCCTTCTCAATCGTGTGGCCGTCGGGGTAGATGTTGCCCTGGCTGAGGTTGTGGAAGAACGTCTCGAAGCTGAGTGCGTTGCTCTGGAATCCACCGATGAGAGCGGTGAGCGCGGTTGGATCGAGGCGGCTGCCGACGAGGTCTTTGTTGATGGCAACGAAGGTGCTGTCATGGAGGGCTGCGAGATCGGTTTCGGTGCCAGTCCACCATCTCAAGATGCGCAAGACTTCGCTGGCTGACTGCTCTGCACAGGCGGCAAGATCAGTGAGGACGTTGCTCTCGCTCGTCTGACGAAGGCGCACCGTCTCGGTGGCCTCGGCGCTGTTGGTTGGTGCATCCAGGATGCGGGCTCCAAGGGCGGCCATCATGTCACGCTTTTCTTTCTGGGCTTCGGCGATGCTCTTCAATCCTGAGCCTGAATATTCGAGGTAGCCGCATTGTGCATCGGTTTCCTCTGTCACCCAAACCCGGCTCGTCCCGAGGGTGAGTGTGTCCTTGTTGCTGTCAGTGAAGCCAGCGGCCCATGGAGTAGGCAGGCCTGCGACATGAAGGCCGTTCTCACGATCTGCGGAGTTACGGAAGTCCGAGATGTTCACGTCGGCCAGATCGAGCAGGATGGGCTTGCTCGGTGTAGCGCGGTGAGCTTCGAGCCCGTGGAAGACAAAGGGCAGGAAGTCGAGACGGAAGCCGCGACGGCTGAGTTCAGTCTCGCTGATCATCACAAACTCCTCCTTGGCTGCCGATGCCTTGCCGGTGGCCTTCTTGCGGAACACTCGAACGATGGCAGTGTGCCCGAGGCCGAACGGCTCCAGGCTGAGTTCACGCCACTGGTGATAGGCTGGCACCTCGTATTTGTCCGGCTGATCATCGCCAGTGAGCGGGCTCCACTCGGAGGAGATTTCATGCAGCATCACGAAGGAGAGAGCCATCACGCCGTTGATGCGTTTGTGCCGCCAGTTGATGATGTCCTCGGTGGCGTAGCTGGTGACATAGCTTCGGGTGGCCTCGGTTGAGTAATCAATCAGGGTGCCAAAGCGGGCGGGGCATAGAAGCTCCCAGATGATGCTTTGAACGTGGCTTTGGAAGGAGTTCCCCTGGAGGTCGCAATCGTCGAGGATCTCGTCGATGCCGGTGGCGGTGATAACGGCAGGCTTGCGGGTTAGCATCCCCTGGAAGCCTTCGGCGGTGCGGCCTGTGGCATTGTACCAGAGCGCACGGCCATTGTAGTCGGCATAGTCCTCGGGGCTTTGCTGGTACAGCTTCGGCAGGTAGTCGGGGCCAGCGGCGTGGATGGCGCGGCCTCCGGCGATGGCATCACGAATGGTTTTCCACTCGGGCTTGCGGGCGGTGAACTGGGGGTGCTCAGAATCGACGGGCATGGGGCTGGATGCTATCCACGCCGGGCGCTCCTGTCACGCGGTTTCTACGACGCTTCCAGTTCCAGCGTGCCGGTGAGCAGCGGGAAGAAGGCTTGCCCGTCCTTTTCGTAGAGGATGCGAGCCTGGACGCACTCGGGGCTGTTACGGCCATGGCGAAGGGCTACCTCACGGAACCAGCCGAATTGATAGTCGTGATGCTGCATGGAGAGCCGGGGCCGGTGATGGCTGTCACGCTTGAACTCTCCATCGGCATCCTTGATGGGGCAGAGGTGCGTGAGTTCGTGATCGAGCAGGCCATCCTTCTCCTCATCGGTCATCTCGTCGAAGCGCTCGGCGTCGATGCTGATCTCGGCGTCGGCCATGCCCTTGACGCGATCCTTGAGGCCGATGAGCCGGGCAATGGCAAGGGCCGGGTAGCCGCCATGCTTTAGGGGCTGGCCTGCGCTGCTGTGGGCGAAGAGGTAGTCGATGGTCACGCCTGCCTCTTTGAGAGCAGGATGGAACTTCTCGATGATGGCGAGGGCGCGGGCCGCGACTTCCTCGGGGGCGATTTCAAAGGTGGTAGCCATAGGGGTCTGCCACCCTGGCACGTTCACTCTCCTCTGTCTATCCAGAAACTTCCCACATAGCTGCTGTGCTGCGGTTGCTGCCTCATTGGCGGGCGTGAACGCTTCTTGGCGGGCTTGCAGCCGTCGGGCCGGTGCCAGCGGGCGTTGGCGGCCTTCTGGGCGATGTCGCGACGCTGCTCTGGAGTGAGGGCTGCGGCTCGGGCTTTGCCCCCGGCGGATTGAATGCTTCGGGCGCGGTCTGCTGCTTCGGCCTTCTGCATCGCTGGGCCAAACCATGAAGGCGGTTCCTTGAAGGGTTTGAGTACCGGGGCGCTATGCCCGGTCTTGTTCCGGTGGAATCCTGCATTGCCTCCAAGTGTGGCGCGGCTACCGCATTCAGGGCATTCCCAGGTCTGCCCGGCTGGGGCGTCTTCGGGCCATGGCTTGAAGCCTGCAATGTGTGATCTGTCTGGCGGGTTATCCATTGTATTCATGGCGATGGTGGCGGCGATTGATTGGCTTCGGTTTGTAGCTCCTCCGCGAGGCACGCGCCGTCACACTCAGCGCCATCGTACTCGATGAGGCATTCTTCGGCGTGCTCTAGCAGGCTTTGCATCCATTCTTTTCTCCAAATCTCTGCTTCTGGAGAGCCTTTGGGGTAGGGATTTTCTTCCCAGAAAGTGGAGAGATAGCCTTTTTCCGAGGCTTCTTTTTCGGTTTGCGCACTCATTATTTGCTGAGGCGGTTGATTCGGACGTGAGCGAGGAGAAGCGCGAGGCTGTTGACCATCGTGGAGACGAGGGCGATCCGCATTCCTAGCAGCAGATCAATCTCACGGAAGGCCGCTAAGGCGATGACGCTCAGGGCTACCGCAAGCGCGAGCTTGTAGGCCAGCTTCCAGGCCTTGATGAGGTCAGTGGCGGCAGTGAGCGCCCTGTGAAGATCGGTCGTGGTGCCGAATAGTGTCGGTGGTTGCATCGGTGTCGGTATGGGTGGGGTGGTTCTCTAACTCGGGGAGATGGTGTAAACCGCCACGCGCTTGGTGGCAAGGGCGCGGGCGGCCTCGCGGCCTGGGACGATCTTGGCCGCTGAGAAGCTGGCCCCCGTCTGGACGATGAGGTAGGTCTGATCGTGGCGTAGCTCCTCGCGTGTGCGCGGCTGGAGGTAGTGCTGGGCCTGGAGCATCCTCGGCTGGCGGAGTTGTGCGCGCCTCACGCGGGCCTCAAACGCTGCCGCTGTCCGCACGGGGTAGCCGGGCCATGCGTGGTTGAGTTCGGCAAGGCTACGGCTGCCAGCCATGATGGCGCGTAGCAGGCCGGGGATGGTTTCAGGCTCGGTGGTCATGGCTTAGAATCCGTCGATGGCTTTGGCGATGGCCTCGCGGGCAACGCGGCGAATCCACTCCACCGATTCGGCGGCGTTGGAGTCGATGATCTGGAGGGCGTGCAGCAAGTCTGGCGAGGCAGCGAAGAGCTTGGCCGTGTCTGGCACGCGGCGCTGGCCTTCCAAGCTGTTAGAGCCTATAACGGCGATGGCTTCATCATTTGCATCTTTGATGACGATGGCGGATTTATCAACGACTCCGCTCTGGAGCCTGTATGGAGGTAGGGCGATGTTCATGGATCGGTTTCGATTTTAGCTGTTGGTGTAGCCTTGGCCGTTGCACTTGAAGCATACTCCACCGTTCACGCGGCGATACTGGCTGATGACGCCAGTTCCGCCACAGCGCCCGCATGAGCAGAGCTTCGATTGTGGCGCTTTCAATGGTGGGGTCAAAGCCTTCATTACTTCGAGCACTGGCGGGTTCTCGATGAGGTCAAAGATAGCGAGGAGCCATGCGTCTTGCGTTGGTGATGTTGCTTCAATGGTCATGCGTCGGTGTGGGTGTGGGCTGCATCATTGCCCTATTTAATGGGCGATGTAAAGCGCGAAGATGAAGATTTATGTTCCAGCCCGCATGGAGCCCTTCCGGCTGATCTTGTATTGAACGCCGTACGTCACGCTGTCGTAGTCGTGATCGTCGCCGTTGGTGTCAGCCTGCTCGATGTTGTTCTTGTCGCGGGGCAGGGTCGGGATGGTCTTGATGGCTGACGAGCACGTCTTGAAGAAGATGATGCCAGGGCGGCCCTCGGGGTCGAGTGGATTCGGAGCCAGCAAGCGCGAAAGGTTCTGCGCCCGGTGGATCGGTGATCCTACCCACTTCTCGACAGGCTTGAAGCGAATGCCGAGCGCCTTGAGTTGGTTGCCGCGTGGGATGCCTCCGGTGCCTGTGTCGGCAAAGGCCGCGCTGTCCATGAGGCCTTGGAAGCCTTCATCGGCACCATGCGGCTCGACTCGGTGCTGATTGTGGCGGCGCAGGATTGCCGCGGAGATGCGCTTGATCTTCGCGGCCATCGTCTCGGGCAGCATCTTAGCCTCGGTGAGTTCGGCGATGACGTAGATGGTCTTGTTGACCGGGTCTTGGGTGAGCCAATGCACCGAGGCCGGGGCGGCATAGCCATCATCGGCACCCATCCAGATGGTCCAATCGACCGGGATGGGGAAGGAGTCGCAGGTGTGCCGGTCTTTCCTCCACACGTCACCGAACATCGCGCCAACGGCAACGTCCCAATCGCCATCCAGCAGAGCGCGGACGAGCACGGCGTCACCGAGGCCGTTGAGCCGGTCGATATAGGCCGGGTCTGCAAGGAGTAGCGCAGGGTTGTCTGTGAGTCGGCTGGGAATGAACTGGCGCTTCATACCTCCTTCCAATTTTGACGCACGATGAATGTGCATTTCTCCCGGCTCGACGAAGGTTTCTTTGACCCACCCGTGGCCTGTACCGCCGGGGTTAGCTCCGCTCAGGATTCGGGGGAAGCAGCTACGCAGATGAGGCGGCACCTTGAGTGCATCTGATGTACGCAGTCGCCCGCGAATGTATCGGTACTGGTACTCGGTGAAATGTGTTAGCTCATCGAAAAGAAGCACATGGAATTCTTGGCCTTGATATTTGATCACGTCTTTTTCGTGCTGGCAGTGATGCAGGTTGATTCGGCTGCCATTCCAGAAGGTGATTTCCCCCTGAACGATTCGGCAGTGCCCGCTCGTGAGGTAGGGAGCGAGCATAACGTAGAAGCTGCCCGGCCCTTCGAGGTGGTTGGCTCGTAGGTCCGGTGATAGTCGCCGGAACAAGCCCACTTTCAGGCCTGGGATCATGCAGCACCAAGTGATTGCACAGACGCGGAGACAATGCGATTTGCCACCGCCTGCGCTGCCACCGAATAGCACCTCAGTCGCCCTGGTCGTGAAGGCGAGGCTCTGCTTCGGCTGGAGGGTGAGAACCGGGGCGGTTGGGGCGGCATCCATGCTGGGTGTTCACGGTGGTGTCAGATCTGCTACGACCGTGGGAGTTCGCCGATTGTAGCCCAAAACAAGCCGGTGTCATGGCCCATCCTTTCGCGGGCCTCGCGGGTGTCGAGCGCGTGATGTGCCCACAGATGGGGCTCCACTTGGAGCGGCTGGCACCAACACTCTTTCGAGGCATAATGCAGGCAGAGCTTTCCATCCTTGTCGTGATCATCCATGGGGATCGTGTGAAGGATGAAGCCGGGCGGCCAATGGGCCTGGTTCTGGCTGTAGGGTGAGTCGCTCATGCGGATGCCTCCTCGTGCTCGTGGCGGCGCCGCCGGTTGAGAATGCCCACCGACTCGCCAGCCTGATAGGCAAGGCGGAGGCTGTCAGCGGCGGCGTAGTGGTCAGGGATGCGCTGACCGCCAAGCTCGCCATCGCTGAGGCCGGTGTCGAAGGCCTCATGCTCGGCAGCCGTGTGCGTGCATCCGGCTGGGCATTGCAGGTGAGGCTCAAGCGGAGCGTTGGCGGGCGTCTTTGATTGCTCGCCGGGCATAAGCAAATCAACGTCCAGACCGACCCGGGCGAACTTGGTCGCCTCGACGTTGAGGATCAGCGGGCCGGTGACTTGATGCTCCGGCGGTGTCGGCTTCTGTCCTTTGGAATGCGTGGGCATCTCGACTCCGCGCCATAGGTTAGCGGTGCCTGGGGAGCTTCCCGGGACGGCGTACCAGACGCTACCGGCTGGGGCCACGAGCGGGTTGCCTTCGAGTGCGTTGAAAAGGCGTACGGGTGTGGCTTTCATCGTGTAGGTGAAGGGTTCGCCGTTCCGGTAGATGGCGACCTTGGAGGTGCCAGCCCTTGCCAGATTGCGGATGAAGTTCCGCAGGGCTTTCCGGCGGGTGAGTTCAACGGGGCGGCCTTCTCGGCGGAGCCATACAGGGCGGCCCTGGTGATCCTCGATCTTGATGGTGAATACTTCGGTTTCGGTCGTGGTGCTCATGGGGGTGGGGGTGTGTCTTCTGGGTCGTCGTCTTCGTCGTTGTCGGCGTCTTCGGCGTACGTGTTTTGGACGCCTGAAAGGTTGATGATCACAGGCGGTGGCGAGCCGCCTTTGGTGACGATGGGGCCGCCGTCCTTGCCGGTGTGCTCCAGCTTGGCGGTGCGGCCAAACCGCTCGGGATCGGTGCGCTCAAGCACTGCCAGCTTGGCCTTCCAATCGGGGTTGGTGGCGATGTCGCGGAGCAATTCCATGCGTGAATTGTCCATCGCAGCCTCAGATTCGTGAAAGAACTCGACATACCTTTTTTCTCCAGCCTCGCCTTTGCGACGCCAGATTGACAGGCAGCTAGCCGTGATTCCGTGGGCTCCGGCCACCACTGTGAGGACGGGGCAGGAGCGCAGGGCGGTGATGATGCTGGCCTGTAAAGCCGGTGTGAGCTTGCCCTTTGCGCCCTTGTGTACGGTGTTGAGTGGTACGGCCTTCGGGTTGGGCTCAAACTCCAGGGCGGCGGCCAGGGTGGCGGTGAGGATGGCATTGCCTGCGAAGGCTGGGCACTTGCGTGAACGCATCCCGTAAAGCTGATCTCTGGTGAGGCCAAAAGCCTCGGCGGCTTCATTGTAGCCGTTGAGGATCGGTCGGATGGTTTCGCCAGTGATGGCGTGCTTGGGGGTGGCGGTCAGCTTGCGGGCGATCTGGTAGTCAGCCAGGATGCCAACGTCCTCCTTGCTCAGGGAGCGGCCTGCGTTGCGCTTGGAGAGCGTGCGCACTACACGGGCTTGGTATGCCTTCCACTCGGCATCTTGCTCGAATTCCAGGGCGAGGCGTTGGTCGATCTCGTTCATCCGGCGGTGTTCTTGGTGATGTCGCGAGCCTCGGCGGCATTGATGACTGTCATGGCGGCTTGGAGGAGGGCGAGGCTTGTCTGGGCGAGGATGTCTTTTCCTTCCGGCGTGCGAATGTGGAATGTAACGGTGCTCTTGCCGGTGGTCATGCCTCTGGGGAGGCGGCCAATGGCGAGGACTTCAACCATGGGCGGGCGTACCTCGCTGAGATGGCTCCATGGGGTCTTGTCCAGGTCGGGAGTGATGCTGAGGTTGGGCATGGCGGAGTTGTCGGTTTCGGGTTCGGTGTTTGGAGTCGTGACGATTATGGCATAGCTGGCAGAGAGCCGCAAGGTTCAACAGAGATGCAGCCTCGGGGCGGTGATCGAAAACGTGTGCAGTGGTGAGAACCACATGCGAGCCGGTGATCGGGTGCGGCTGTCCATTGGCTGCTCCGCACCATTCGCAGCGGTTGCGAGCGCGGATGAAGCGCACAAAAAACGAGCGGAGCTTCCAGTCTTTCGGATAGCGGGCTCGGTTCTCGGGGCTGATGGGCATTTTATGAGCCGACGAGTTCGGTGGTTCCATCCCAGGTAAACTCAGCTACCGGGAAGTGAGTGCGGCATTTGGAGCCGCAACAAAAGGTATGCGAGTAGAACGCGGGGTTTCTCGCATAGGTCTGCGCGATGTCCAACGACATGGTGGTAACGGTACCGCATGTCGTGTGCTTGTAGCTCCTGCGCACTGGTCGCACATAGCCCTTGGCTCGCTCCTCCTCGCTCAGGATGATGTACGCCTTGTTCTGCCCGTCGGGGCCGGGCTGGTTGATGCCTGGGTCGGTTGGATCGTCGGTTGTGCTCATGGAGTGGGCTTCTCGGTTAGAGACTGAAGGATGTCGCCAAGGGGCACGATGTCTCTGGCGGAGATGGGGCCGAGGGCTTCGGGGATCTTCGAGGCTTGCCCGCTGATGAAGCAAACAACGTTTTCAAACTCTGCCTCTGCGGCTGCATCGAGTGCGAGGCGATTCCCGTTGTACATGATCACCGTATCCTGATGTGCCTCGCCCATCTTTCGCTGCTTGGGGAAGCTCTTCCCGATGCGGATGGCGAGGCTTGAGACTGCGGTCAGAACAACGGAGTGGTTGTACAGCGGGTAGGGGTGGGCATTGATCGTCGTGTTGACGAAGTTGCGCAGGGTGCCTGTCTTTTTGTCACGATAATCGCCAACGACCCAGATGCTAAAGCGGTTTGGAAGGAGCCGGGCACAGGCAGCCTGAATGATAGCCGTGTAGTTCTCGCGAAACTTGCTCTCAGGCTGGCAGGAGAGGTCTTGCGGATCTTCTGAGTACTTTTCGAGGTCGCCGTATGGCGGACAGGTGAAGACGAGATCATATTTTACGCCTCCAGGGAGAAGGCTTTCCATCTGCGTGGAGTCGCCAGTGATCCACTGGGGCCGGTGTTTGGGCTCTCCAACGACGGAGAAAATAGCGTTGGCGTTGGCAATGTTCGCCACGACCTGCTCATGCCTGAGTTCGATGCCGTGATACTCATGGCCGAGCATTGCAGCGACGATGCCTCGCACGCTGCCTCCTGCAAAGGGGTCGAGAATGCGGCCTGGATGCGTCGTTGGAAGGAACCAGTTGTACATGAGTTCGCAGAGCACCGGGTTGAAGATGCTTGTCCCCGAGAGTCGGCCAGCTTGGTCTGGATGCTGGGCAAAGAACTCGTCCCATGTGCATTTACGCTCGACCTTTCTCTCGTAAAATTCCTTAGCTTTGTATGATTGTGGGGCTTGTGCGGCTTTAGAGAAGCCAAGGAGGTTTTTCTCCCTTCCGTTTTCACTTTCAATGCCGAGCTGAATCCAAAGCTGGCGGCGTTGGAGCCAATCACCGCTTCTCGTGTCGAGAATGGTAAATGGAGGAATGATAAACTTCTCCTTGAGGGCTCCGGCTGCCTTTTTCTGACCTGCTGCAAGGTCTTCATGGCGCTGGAGAATACCAGCAAGTTCTGGGTCGCACCCGGCGGCGGCAAGCTCGGCGAGAAGTGTCTGCATCCCGGTTCGGTTCATGACGGCGAACTCGCCAACGAGGTTGTCGGCGAGAACATCGGCGGTTTCTTCCTCCTCCGAGGCATAATCCTGGAAATCGACAGGAACCTGAGAGTGATTACCAAAAAGGGCGGCCTCAAGGCGACCGTGACCCTTGGTCACGAGTCCTGAACGCTTCGAGACGACGATTGGATTACGCCATCCAGTGCTGTCGATGATCTTGAGGAGGAGCCGAATTTGCTCGGGCGGATGCTCATTCGGATTGCGTGGATTTGGTCGCAGAGTGCGAGGGTCTTCAAGGCTCGTACAAGCACACCTGATGATTGGCATGTTCTGCTCTCGCTGCGGATTGGCTAGAGGGGCGGTGGTGGACATTGGATGGGCGTTGGAGCCTTTGGTCTGATTGTCGTTCATGGCTCCATGAGTAGTGTCATTGTGTCAATCAGTCTGCCGTCGGCGTTGAGGATAGCAGTGACAATGACGTGCTGCCCGATGCGATCAAAAATATTGAGCCCATTGATGAAGGCATCGGTGGTTGGACAAAGGTAGGTTACGTCTTCGGAGCGCAGGTGAAGCGTGGGTATCCCTGGCTCTACTTTGTCGCCTGCCATGTGGCGGGTGGTGATGCCGGTGAGCTTGCCTTTGATGATGGTACTTTTCCAGATCATATTTCGAGGGCTCCGGCTTTGGTTGCGTCGATCTGGTGAAGGGCTCGGCCAAGGGCTTCAACGAGGCGCTCGTCCTTGTCCAGTTCCTCGCGGTCCATGTGGCGAATGATGGCGTGTGCCAGTTCGTGATAATACACGCCAACGATGGTGGACGGCGTGGGGTCATAGGCTCGGCAGGGCGGCTGAATCAGGATGGCTTGTCGAGTCTGGTCAAACTGACCGATCTCGCGCTTGCCGTCTGCCTGATAGAGGTCCGCATCGGTGCGTACCCTGTGGATGTGCGCGCCGAGCATGAAGCTCGTGGGGATGACCGGCTGAGTGACGGCTACTGTCTCGGGTTCGGTGGGCATATCGGTTTCGGCTTTGGGGTGGCAGGAAACTAGCCAGCCTCGGGGTCTTCTGCAATGCTTTTGTCGAGGAAGTGCTCCAACAAGTCCAGCGATGCTGCTGAAAAGGCACGTTTCGTGGCAAGGCGCTGTCCTGCGTCAATGGCAGCCGCGTCGATTGAGGCAAGGAAGGCTTTGGCTGCCGCCTCAACGGCTGCGTAGCGACGATGGTCGCCCATCACGGCGTCTCGGATGGCTGTTGGTGAGTCTGTCATTTGCCGAGAGCGATGAGGTTTGACATGGCAGCGATGTTGAGTTGTTCAGTGTAAAGGATCGAGGTCATTAGGCTGTCATTCTCGTCCTCTTTCTGGCTGATCTCATCGGCGGTGGCCTTGTTTTCCTTGAGGAAGCGGATGGAGGCGTTGACCGACTCCCTGGCTTCTTTGAGGGTTTCGAGGCGGCCCTGGAAGGCCTTTTGCGCTTCGTTCAGAAGCTCTGGGGATGTGATGTTCATAGGGTCATTGTCAGGAGGATGGTTGGTACGTCGGTGCCTTCGCTGCGGAACTCTCCGGCTGGGATCGGCTCCCAGGTAGCGCACAGATGCCGGAGCGACTTCTCGCGCTGCGGAGTATCCATGCAAAGGGCGGCAAGCTGCCCGCCTGGGAAAAGGAAGTTTCTGGCGTGCATGATGTGGCGGATGTCCGACCGCATCGTGAAAGGCGGGTTCATGACGATGGCATCAAAGAGGCCAAGCCTGGAAGGGCTGAATGCGAGAAAGTCGCCATGGTGTACCGCCGTAATGTCACGCCGCTTTTGAAGCTCATCGACGCATTGGGCCGAGGCATCCACCGCCACCACTTCGCCGGGAGCGTAGCGTTCTGCCGCATCCAGGAGGCGGCCAAGGCCTGCGGATGGATCGAGCACGGCGCGGCCCTGCACATGGCCTCCGATGAGAGCGGCGAGGCGTGCAGCCAAGGCGGGCGGTGTCTGAAATAGTTGGTGAGCTACCACGGCGCGGGGAGCCGTGCCGTTCTCGTGGCGGTTCTGGATGCGCTCGAATCGATCTCGGTATTGGCCGAGTTCCTCCGCTCCGGCTTGAACACGGGAGCGAAGGGCCAGGAGGCGGGAAAGGTCTGGTGGAAATTTCATGGGGCTAATCAGCGAAGCGTCTCGATGTACTCGATGGTGCTGAGTTTCAGGGCGGCAACCAGCAGGCGGTATCCGCTGTCGCCATTTGACAGTGAGTAGGTACGCTCGTTACCTGTCTGACAGGCACCGATGGGCCGATGGCCTTCGTAGATGATTCCGCCGGGCCGATGTTCGCGTGAGAAGATCGTGACGAGAAATGGGGCGCGCTGCTTCTCCGGCTCCTTCATGTAGGCGTCGAGGCTGTCGCGGATTTGCATTGGGTCTGTGATGCGGGTAAGCATAAGTCTTTGGGAAATCAGGTTAATCTTGTGCGGCTGTTTCGATGGCTGGCTTTACGGGCTCCCAGGTAGCGGCTGGAAGCGCTTTCTGCGGCTTGTCGGTGATGATGAGGACGCGAATCGGGTCATAGCCTGCGATGCGGATTTTGCAAAGCGCGGGGCCGCGTGCCTTGGCGCGGGCTTCTGCCGCGCTGCTCCACATATTCGACTCCCGGTCTGCGATCTCGCCGTTGGCATGGAGTGTGCGAGTCTCGGCCGTGGAATAGCTGCCGCCACTGTTGGCGCTGTACACTGCCTGGGTGATGCGCTCGACTTCGGCAGTCTTCGGGCCGTAGCTGGCGTGAGGCTTGCCGTGGCGTCTGATCCACTCGGCGGCGTGGCGTTCGTTGATGATGACTTGGAGGCGCTCGGCGTCTTCATCGCCTGGATTGATGAGAGCCAGCGGCGGAGGGGCGGCGGCTTTGCGCTTGGCCTTCTGTGCCTTGATCCTCGCGTTGAACTCGGTCAACTCCTCCTCAGTCGGTGGGCGGTAGCAGTCCGGACCGGCTCGCTCGATCTCGACCGTGTGGGAGAGCAGGTGAGTTTCTCCGGCGGGGTACGGGTTGCCCCAATGGTTGTGCGTTGAGGGCTGGTTGTCCTGCACGAGCACCGAAACGACTCGGCCCGATGTGGGCGACTTGTTGACCTTGTGAATCTGCCGGGCCTCGGATGGCCTGCCTCGGCGGCCTACGAGGAGCCAGCCGCCGGGGATGATCTCCAGGGCTCCGGCCCTGCCTCCCTGGGCTTCGAGCATCTGCCGCTCATAGCTAAGGCGGAGCGCGTAATGCACCGCCCACTCGTCCTGATCGTCGGCGTGTGGCTCGCGATTGCCTGCGAAGTAGAGTGCGCAGGCCTCCGCGCCTGTGATGTCAGAGGTGCCGTACTCCCGTTCCACCATGCCCATCAAAGTCCAGAGCGAGGAGCCGTGTTCGCGGATGTGCTCATTCGTGACTGTCTCGGGGCGCGGGTGCTTGTAGTCGTGACCGTTGCTGCCATCTCCGCCAACGTAGTGATGAACGAGCTTGGTCTGGCTGCCTGCATCTTCCATGGCGGCGAGCTTCTGCCAGTTGCGCCACTTTTTGCGGCGGCTTTCCAGATGCTCCAGGTGCTTGCGCTCCTCGGCTTCGAGGATCTTGATTCGGCCCATGCGAACGCTGGGCTCGGATTTGTAGAGCGCGTGCTCGATGACTCCCGATGTCCGGCGCTGCCAGTACTCCGCCTTGCTCCATTGATCTCCGGCCCTGTCACCGATGCGGTCATGGCGGGCTACTGCACGATTGGCGCGGCTCTCAGACTGGAAGCCGTGGGCGCTGGGCTTGTTGTCGTAGCTGTCAGCGTAGCCGGTGGCCTCATCGAGGCGCTTTTCCTGGTAGCCGGAGAAGCGCTCGGCGCGGTCTGCGGCTCGCTCCTGGGGTGGCGTGTCCTCATCGTCGATGGTGCCAGCATAGGAGAGCGCGGTGTCGCGGCGGGATGGCGTCCAGTGCGCGACGAAATCGCAGTCTTGCTTTGGGGTGCTCGTCCATCCCTCGGCGCGGAGGGCTTCGTACTCATCCCGTGGCACGCGTCCGATGTAGAGGCGGAGCTTGTTGTCCTCGGGGCAGTAGGTGGCTGAGTGTGATTCGTCGAATAGTTCAGGCTTGTTCATCGGTGTCGGTATTGGTTTGGGCTGGAGGATTCCAGTTCTGCACATTGCCCGATATAATGGGCGATGTAAAGAGGGATTTGCTTATTTGTAGAGATGCGGCTTGAAGGTTCCTTCTCTGATCCGTTTGGCGAGTTTCCGGCGAGGGATTCGGTGCTCAAAGTCGGGCTTGTAGTCCTCGCCTGTTCGGTAGGGCTGGTACCAGAATACGAGGCTGCCATCTGGCAGGCGGTAAGCGTCGCGAGTCCAGGCCGGGCGAATGATGGTACGGCCTCCGGTGGCGGGGCGTGGCACAGTGATAATGCCGCTGTGATTTACTTCGAAGGTGATGTCGTGGGGGTTCATGGCTTTGGGAAAAGAAGGGTGATTGCCTGCTGATAGGCGGCATCGTACGCCTTGCTGCCGCTCCGGCCTGCGTTCTTGCCTTTGATGTCGGCGAGGATGTGGCGGGCGCGTTCGGAAATCGAGGCCTGCTTTGTAAAAGGGGTGGAGTGTGGTTTCGCTCATATCGGTTTCGGTGTCGGTTTTTACGGTGAGGGCAAATCTGCTCTCACCACAAGATTGCCCTATTTATGGGGCGATGTAAATCGCGAAGATGATTTATCTTTGAAGCCAGGTCTTGTTACCGATGATTTTGAGGATTGCCACATGCGAGACGCCAAATTTCTCACCGAGGGCTTTCAGCGTGATTGCTCTAGTCTGGCGTAAGCGTCGGATCTCTTCGACCTTCGCCCAGGTGAGCTTAGATGCTGGGTTGCTCTCTCCTGTGGGCATGTTTGCTCGGCCCTTAGCGTTGCGGTCACGCAAGTTGTCAGCCATGCTGCCTAGAAACAGATGCTCTGGGTTGACGCACGCTGGCACATCGCAGTGGTGGCACACGCAGCCGCCATGATAGCTGTCGAAGTGTAGGATGGGGCCATACGCCAAAATGTAGCTCACTCGGTGAGCCCCGACGATCTTGCCTTGGCCAACATTGAACCTACCGTACCCGTTGGTGTCCTTTCCTGCGGTCCATAGCCAGCATTCGTTGTCTGCGCCACTGCCTACCTTTTTCCAGAATCTGGCTGCTGCTTTTTTGGTCAATGTCATAATCGTTCGAGAGGCCCCACCTCGCCCTCTGGCTTGCAGGCGGCCCACGACGTGCGTGGGCTTTCAGAAGGCGGGTGAGATTTATGATCTCAAGTGATGTCTATCCAGGCTGCAAGTCGAGGACGACGCTAACTCAGTCAGGTGTCCTGCTTTATCAAGCCTCACTCTTCACTTTCTTTGTAGCCCGGCGAATTCCTTTTCACAAAGTCGGCAGCCATCTTCGAGATTCGGCTCTGGATGGCCTGCGTGTCGATTGTCTCAGAGGGCGCGGTGCCGTCGATGATGCCCAGGTGTTGCTCGGTCTTGATGCCGAGCACGCTGGCAATGATGGGATCGCTCCCGGCGTCCACCGTGCAATAAATGATTGTGACGCCGTTCTTCTGCTCATCGCGTGCGACTCGGGCGGAAAGCTGATCGTGAACCTGTGGGCTCCAATCCAACTCGGCATAGATCACGGTGTTGCTGACATGCTGGAGCCCGTCAAGCCCGGCTCCACTGCGGAGGGACATCCCGAGCACGGCTCCACCTTCGCAGGCGATGAAGGCATCCACGCTGGCGGTCTTCTGCACGGTGCTCTCTGAGCCGGTGTACATCCATGCTGGCACGCCAGCGTGGCTCAGCTTGTAGAGCAGGATGTCCCAAACCTCGCGGTGCCATGCTCCGAGCACTACCTTTTGCCCATCCTTGCAAAGGTCGATGACCATCTCCGCCACAAAGGGCGCTTTGGCGATTCCTGTGGCCTTCCGGAGCTTGATGTCCAGTTCGCGGGCTGCGATGCCCTTGGCGTTGAAATCGGCGCTCTGGCTAAGGATGGTCTGAGCAAGCTGGAGCGCGTCCTCTCTGAGGCATTCCAGCACCGCTTTGTTGAACGGTACCCGGTGCTGAACCTTCACGACCGGCGGCAGTTCCCGGCCTACCTCGGCACGGGTGCGGCGAATCAGCATCCCGCTTTCGAGCATGAAGGCTCGCAGGGCAGCCGGGTCATTCACGATCCATTTGTCTTTCCCCAGGAAGGTACACCACTCGCGATGGAACTCGTCGGCGGTGCCGAGTTCCCCAGGCCGGAGGATGTCCATCGTGCTGAATATCTCTCCGCCATAGTTGTAGATCGGAGTTCCTGTGAGGCCAATGCGGTACTCGGCTCCTTCGGCGACGTGGCAGGCGGCGGCGTGCTTGTTGGTGCCGTGGTGTCGAAGATCCTGCATCTCGTCAAAGATGACTGTCTTGATTGTGCCTGCCAGATGATCTCGCCAGCCTGCCAGCTTGGAGTAGGGGATGATGAGCACATCATAGTTGCCAAGGTCTTCGGGCCGGGTGGTGGGCGCGGTGCGGACGCGGAGCCCGGCGGCGAACTTCTTGATTTGCCTCCGCCATTGCTCCTGCGTGTGCGTGTTGCAAACGACAAGCGCGGGCGGTGCGAAGGCTGCCGCTGCCACGCCGATGGCCGTCTTGCCAAGGCCCATGTCGTCGGCGCACATGAGGCCGCGGACTGTGCGGAGGAGATCGAGGCCGATGCGCTGGTATTCACGCAGAGGCGTGGTCAACGGCACGGGTGGCAGAATGGTGGTACCGGTGACGATGGCGAGGCTGTCGGCCTCCTGCTGCCGCTGTGCGTTCGCCATGTGCTTGAGCACGCTTTGATGGTGTGACGCTATCTGGAACGGGTAGCGCTGCATGAACCATTCGATGTCTCGGCAGGACTGCTGCGTAGCGTCGATGCGGACTAGATTGCCGCTGCTGTTCTTGGCAGACTCGAAGAACCGGCGGAGGCGGGCGCGTACGTGAGGAAGGGCGTCGATGACCCACTTGGAGGTTTTGGAATCATACTGGATGGTTCCGTAGGTGGTCGATGTCACAGGAGGGCGTTTTGGCTGATGTCGATGTTGTCGATGCGGATGACTCCATTGCCGAGGCGGTACTCGTTGCGAGCGAGAGTCATGGGCTTGGAGGTTAGGAGAATGATATGGTCAATGGCTCCGGTCAATGCGTACCGCTGGAGTTGTCTGTCTGTGGCTCCTCCGGCGGCGTGCAGGACTTTGGTTTCAATGCACACGAGGGGCGCTGATCCCTGGACGCGAACGAGGAAGTCAAAGCGGGTTCTCGCGTCGAGGCGAAACTCGGCCTCGTATTCGATGCCGTGCTTTGTCAGCAGGGTGCAAATGGCGGCCTGAAAGTCTGTCTCCCGGCGGCATGGGCGGAGGGTGCGGAGGAGCGCGACAAGGGCGGCGAGGGTGGGGTAGCTTGGAGCTATCGACGAGTTCCACTTGGCGCGGCTGCCTGCGTGATCGTTGCAAAAGAAGCCATCGCCCCACTTCACGGTGGCGGTCTGCTTGCATTGCTCGTTTACGGCCTCTCCGAACTGGCATTGGATTGGGGTCTTCATGGTTTAGCCTGTGAGTTTTTCACGGTGATCTTGCACCCCTTCGAGATGCCAAGTCCCTCCACGGTGACAGAATAGAACTGCCATTCTGGAGGCACCATCTTCGCATGAGTTACCCAGGCCAGCACATCTTGAACACTCAGTTCATGGGTGATGGTTGTTTCGATTTGAGTGGTCGATTTCATAGGATGGCTTTCTGATCGTCGGACATTTTGTGCCATTTTTCGGCAGATAGGAGGAACGGAGCCCATTTCAGGTAGGCTCCTTTGGAGTGCGCGTCGCAGAGGAACTGCTTGTAGTCGCCTGGGGTGTAGCTGGAGAGCCGGACAATCAGTTTGAGGGTGGTGATTCGCTGTTCGAGCACGGCTTGCCACTCTGGGGCCGGGCGTAGCCGTTTGGGCATCTCTGCGTCCATGACGGTGGCGCTCTTTCGGTAATCCTTCCACTCGACGGTGAATGTCGCGTGATTGCTCCCGACGTGGTCGCAGCACATGAGGATGTCCCCGAGTTCGTGCTCGTCGTAAACGTAGCCCTTGTGTCGCTCGTGCTTTACCCAATACCACTGCCCGACCACTGGCAGATCGTTGGGCGCTTCCTCGGGCTGTGCCTCCTGCGGTGCGCTGGCTGGAATGACTTGGAAGTCGCTCATGGCTTCTTGATGTGCTGAATGATGGAGAAGATGCCCCAATAGATGCCTACGCAAATCCAGAACGCTCCGATTGGGTGCTCAAATATGAAATCGCGTATCATGGCTTGCGGATGGTGAGAAGGGCGGTGTTGACGCTTGTGCCGCTCTCTTTGAAAGAGCCATCTGGCAGCGGCTCGAAGTGGGTGAGTGCCTTGGCATCCCAGACTTCGCGGAGCAGCTTGTGAAAGGCCAGCCGGTTGGTGTTGCCTCCCACAATGGCGATGAGCCTGCCCTGGGGCCGGAGGAAGCGGAAGGCGTGGCGAACGTGCTTCACGTCCTGATCCTTGGCGAAAGGCGGGTTCATCGCGATTCGATCAAAGCCGAAAGGCAGCCGGTCAATGGCGAGGAAGTCGCCACAGAAGGCCGGGGTGGTGATCTTGGCGATAGCCTCGGGGTTGATGTCGATGGAAAGCGTGTAATGCGGATTGATGGCCTCGACGATAGCGGCTCGCAGGAAGGCACCGTCTCCAACGCTCGGCTCCAGAAACCGGTGATGCGGCTGGAGATCGGCGTGCTCTTTGAGCAGCCGGGCTGCCAGCGCGTCCGGCGTGTAGAACGCCTGAAAAAGCGTCTTCTTGTTGATCGAGTGCCCGGCGGTGACAGCGAGGCCGATGGCCTCCAGGGCGTTGACGCCTTCGGGGAAGACGTGGGCCTGGGTCTTGCCCGGCTTCCATTTGCCGCCTGCTGCTGCGATGTGCTTGTTCACGGCCTCGTAGAGCTTGCGCTCCAGTTGGCCGGGTGGAAGGCGGAGGATGTTGCCCTCCGCTGTGGACTTTTCCAGGATGGCTTTGACCTCTGGGGTCATGCTGATTTTGGGGCTGGCGCTCATACGGGTTTGGCGTTGCGCCAGACTCGCAGCCCTTGGGCGGCCTCCTGGCGGGAGAGTTCAATGCTAACGTGTGGGGTGTGGCGTGGAATGAATCGGACTCGGCTGCGATTGTTGAGGCTGAGAACAACCTCGCCGTTGGGGCCGCTGATCCGTTTGTATTGGCTGCAAGTGGTGATCTTCATGGCGCTGGTGATTGAACTGCTTTCAACGCTTGGCGTAGGAGACTGCCTTCCAGGCTGTTCTCTTTGATGAAATCCTCCAGGAGTTCAGCGTGTGGAATGCCGCATTTCCCGCCTGTCAAGCCTTTGATGAAGGCTGCGGCCTGGGATTCGTCGGTGTCGTACCGGGCCATGTGGAGCAGCCGGTAACGGGCGGCCTCTTTGATCTTTCCCTCGTCTGCGTACTCGCGCTGGGTTTTATGTCGTGGTTTACTCATATTCGGTTTCGGTGTGGGCTGCATCATTGCCCTATTTAATGGGCCATGTAAAGAGCGATTTTTCATCTTTTGAATCTTTCGTCGAGAATCTTTCCAGCCTCCTCGAACGTCACGAGATGCGGCTCTGGCACGCCAAACTTGGCAAGCTGCACGACCTGTCGCGGGGTCGCCAAGTCTTTCTTGAACCGGCCAATCAGCGCATCCATGACGGCGCTAGCGTGCCCCCGGTCTTTGATCGTGTTGAGGTCGATGCCATGCTTCTCCAGGAAGGCGGCTTGCCCTTCGCTGATGGCCTTCATCTCCCAGCGGGCCGCGCTCTCGTGGTCGATGAGCTGCGGCACATGGATCACGGCGGCCAGGGCTCGGGCATCGTAGAACTTGCGCGTGCCTTTCTGCACGGCACGGAGTGCCTTTACCATGGCCTGCTCTCGCTCGCCTGTGACTGCGTCGTCGATCTCCTGGAGGTTCATCTGCTGATCCTTCGATGTCTCCAGCCTGCGCTGGATGGCGAGCTTCTGCTCCAGGCTTTCGGCGATGAGGTCGGACGGCCGCATCACGCCGAGCCCTTCGAACTGGAACATGAAGTCCAGAATGAGCAGGTTCCGCTTTGCCTCCTCATGGTCGCAGTACTCGTTGCAGCCGTGTGGGCACCATAGCCGGGTGCCACGGCCCATCATCTGCTGATAGAGGGTGCGGCTTTGCATACAGCGCAGGTTGATGACGCACTGGATGGTTGGCTCATCGTAGCCGGTAGATAGGAGCACAGCGTTGTTCAGGATGCGGAAATCGCCCCTTGTGTAGCGTTTGAGGGTAACGTCCCCGTCTTTACTCTCCCCGTCGATGTGCGCGCTGCTGATGCCGCGCTGAATGCAAAGCTCGGTGAAGAGGCGGCTGGCCTTCCGGCTGGGGTGGAAGATGAGCGTCTTTCGATCTGCCGCGTGCTTCTCCCACTCGTCGAGGATGGCATTCCAATACGGCTCCACGGCCTCGGCCATGCCTTCCTGGTCTTCGGCTGCTGCCGTTGCCTTGGTGGCGTCGATCCGCACCGGGCATGTCTGCACATGGATGGGCACGAGCGCCTTGAGGTTGATCAAGTCGAAGGTGGAGATGCTCGCAGGGATGGCCTGATAGTAGCCAAGTAGGCTCTTCTTGTCGGACCGGCCCGGCGTGGCAGTGATGCCAAGGATGCGAGCCTCTGGGAACGCGGATAGCACGCGCTGCCAGTTGTCTGCGAGGCTGAGGTGAGCCTCGTCTGCGATGACGAGCCCAAAGCGCCCGGCGTGTGGTGCGATCCGCTCGGGCCGTTGGAGCGTCTGCACGCTGCCGATGACGATGGTGTCATCCTCGCTGGCGCGGTCGCCTGCCTGCTCCCGGCCTGCGATGAAGCCGGTGGCGGCGTACACCTTCTCGACGGCCTGGGAAACCAGCTTGTCACGATCTGCGAGGAAAAGGCTACGGCCTCCGCGTGTGCGGTGCTCGTGCCACATGAGAGCGCTCGCCATGATGGTCTTGCCTCCGCCGGTTCCTGCTACGCCGAGGAGCTTGAGGATCGTCTCGCCGTCGATGCCGTTCTCCCAGGCGTCGGTGATAGAGCGGCACCAAGTCCGCTGATAGGGGCGGAGTGTAAACTTGGGATTCCAGGCGGTGCTCATCGGCTTCGGTGTCAGTGCTCTGCTTTACTGAAAGTGGACATTTTACTGTCCAGTAAAAAAATGGCACCGCCCGCTCTCACGGAAAGCAGGCGGCGCTTTTTCTCGGTCGTCGTGGTGGCGAATCCACAACGGAGACTATTTGGCGAGAGAGAGGGTGAGAATCCACTCTCCGACGACGATGGCGTACGGCTCGTCTTTCGGCTTGCCCTTCGCGAGCGCCGTGTTGCAGGCGTCCTCGATGGTGTTCTCCAGCGTTATCTTGCCATCCAGGTAGCGCGTGGCCTTGTCCATGTCCCAGCCCATGCCGAGGAGCGGGATGATAGCCTTCGTGCTCTTCACGGTCATGCCAGCGAATTTGGCGGCATCGCCAGCCTTCTTGAGGATCTTCTTGGCCTTCGCAGCCTTGAAGACTTCGCTCTCGGTGCCGTACTTGTCGCCGATGGCGGTGATGGATTGCTCCCACTGCTCCTTGGCGAGAGCCTTGTTGGCGCTGTCCTGCTTCTCGGCCTCGCGCAGATCCACGATCTCGACGGCGGCGTTGACGGTGGTCTTGCCGGAGAGCACATCCTGGAAAAGGTCGGGGTCTGCCTTCTGGATTTTCTTCGCGAGGCGGACCATGGTGGCGGACACGCCGAACACCTTGGCGACGGCCTCCGATGCCTTGCCCTTCACGACAGCCTTGGGAGCCTCGACGGGAGCCGGTGGCGGTGTGGGCTGGGTGGCTGCGCCTGGGGATGCTCCGCCGGGAGCGGATGTAGCAGCGTTCGGCTTGGCGGGCTCAGGCTTGGCGGTAGAGTCGAAGCCTTCCGGCTCGGCGGCTGGCGCTGGGGCCTTGCCTGGGGCGAACTGCGTGCCTTTCTGGCGGCCCTTGGCTTCCTCCTCGAAGAAGGGGAGCGAGGCAACGGACACGGCGGCTTTCTGGCTGGCGCTGAGGTGGCGACGCTTGAAGTTCTTGCTGATGACGTATTCGAGCGGGCTCGGGCCGTCGATCTCGACGTTGTAGGTGACAAAGGTGGGCTTTGTCCCGGTTTCCATGCAGGCCTTGAGCCGGTGTTGGCCGTCGAGGACTTTGCCGTCGAGGAGCATGATGTCCTCGCGGAGATGTGAACCGGCGATGTCTTCGCAGAGGTCTTTGAATTCCACATCGTCCATCGGCGGGAAGATGAGGCAAAGCGGGTGAGCTTCGAGTTTGGATTTCGGATGAATCAGTTTCATGGGGTGGGGCTGTGGGGTTTGATGTTGGGGATTTGGAAGTTTCGCGGAAGCGCTCCGATTGCCTTGGCTGCGGCCAGGAGAAGCAGGCCGTTTGGAAGGGTCGGAGATTTTCGGCGCTCAGGGTCAGGATTGATCCAAGACTCGATGAGGTTGCGGGTGGCTGTGCTGTGCTCCTGCACGGCTCGCACAAGGGTGGATTTGCGGCCTCGCTCGGCTTCTGTCCATGCAATGATGGGGTCGAGTGCCTGGGCTGCGAGAATGTCTGCGGTAGTCTGCATCGGTGTCGGTGTCTGGGGTGCGGTGAATGCTAGGCCGAGGTGGAGGAAGTGCAAGGCCAAAGTGCGGCGAACGCGGCGAGGTAGTCCCAAAAGATCAAGTCTCCGCCCTGGGGAAGGTCATACGCGCTGGCCCAGCGAACGCTTTTCCTGCCCACATGCTCGGCGGCGAGGATGTGGGGTAGGGTGAGCAGCCTTGCGCGGCCTGCATGGAACCACAGGACGCCTACAGCGGCCCCTGCTGCCTCCCAGCCGATGAGGGCTTCAAGCTGTGCAGGCTTGATGCCGGTGTCGGAGTTGAAGGAAAGGCGTGGCTCTCCGGTGACTTTGCACTCGATGTGGATGGCTCGGCCTCCGCGCTCGATCCATGAGCCGGTGAAGTCGAGGAAGGGATTCGGCAGATGAATGACGCGCTGGCGGCCCGGCGGCCCAAAGACGCGGATGGGCTGGCTTACCTTCTCGATCTTCGCCCGGCCTTGGGCGAGATAGGCGGCGTGCTGCGTTTCGAGGATGCTCTCAAAGTCGGTTCCGGTGTTTTTCATGGGCTGGAGCAAACTTCGGCTGGGCCTCAGTTGCTCAGCTCTTTGTTCGGAGTAACCCACTCGCGGCGTTCTTTCTCCTGCCGCGTGATGAGGTGGATCATTGCGGCTCGGGCCGTCGAGTGTCCCGGCGCAATGTATTCATCCGTGGCACTGTTATACATGCGCCAGCGGTCATGCTCTGGGGCGTTGTCGTTGCGGGCGAGGTGCAGGTTGCTTGGCAGCCTTTCCAGTAGATCGTCGGTGGAGTAGTCGTCCAACTCCGAACAAATCGTGGCAGGTAACTCAGTGGGGCGGGTTGTCGTATTCATGTCTTTCGTGTTTGGGATTGAGGTTTCAGGCTTCGGCGGGAGTCACTTGCCCCCACTGAGTTCCTGCACTTTGGCGTTCTCTGCCGTGCTTTCGCTCGGCTCATCATCAGATTCATCAGCTTTGCAGATGCTTCCATGCGATCGGCACCACGCTTGGAACTTGGCCGTTACCGAGCGGTCTAAGCATGTCCACGAGTCCGGCCATCCCATGAACCACGCTGCATGGCTCGGGCTGTATTGACCACCACGAGGCCAGTTGTCCCGCGCTGCCAGTTCCATGCTGATGCACGTTTGCTGGCCGGCCTTTTTCTTGTGCCGGCCCGGATGCTCGCATGAGACCACCGTGAGAGTCGGCAAGTATCCAGATGCGGTCACGGTGATGGGGAGCGCCGGCGTGTCGAGCGCCCACAATTCCCCACCTCGCGTCATACCCCAATCGGGCAAGGTCTCCAACGACTCGAAGTCCGCCCCGAAAAGTAAGGTCTGGCGAGTTTTCCACGAGGACGAAGCGGGGTCGAACTTCGCCAACGATCCGTGACATTTCCCGCCAGAGCCCGCTGCGCGCGCCGTCAATGCCCGCTTTCGAGCCCGCGGCGCTGATGTCTTGGCACGGGAAGCCGCCAGTGACGATATCCACCACGCCACGCCACGGCTTGCCGTCGAAGGTGGTGACATCGTCCCACACCGGGAATGGTTCGAGGCATCCGTCGTCTTGTCGGGCCATGAGGACACGGCGGGCGTAGTCATTGATTTCGACGGCGCATACCGTTCGGAACCCGCAGAGGAGTCCGCCGAGTATGCCGCCTCCAGCGCCTGCGAATAGTGCCAGCTCATTGAGGGTTGATTTCATTGGTTAGAAGTTTCACGGAAGAGGAAGAGATGATGGAAGATGATGGCAGAGAACAAGGGGCTGATGGCGATCGGGAGAAGCTTTCCAGTTTCATTTCAAGGGCGATTCAGGCGCTCCCGACGCCATAGCCCTAGCGTTCTCATTCCTCGGGCCGTCGTCATCTGGCGGGTTTGCTTCAAGAGCGGCCATTGCAGCCTCCCACACTTCGCGCACACGTCGGCAGTCGCCATTCGAGAGGATGTGATCCACGTCCTCGGTGTCCTCGACGGATTCATCATGCAGCTCACCGATGATGCGTGTAAACTTCACGCATTTGATGAGAGCTACCCGCATCTCGTCCAGGGCCCTTTCGGCGTTCTTGCATTTTGTCTTCCACACGCCCGCCATGTTGATTTCAAGAATGCGGTCTTGGGTCGCGTGACTGTCGAGGATTCGTGCTGCCCATCCAGTGTATCGTTCGAGTGCCTCTAGCTTGGGTTCAGCATCGAAAGTCACACTCACTGTATCGTTTACTTGATCTCGATGCCGCAGCGTGGCTTTGACTTCGAGTTGGGAGTGTCCTTTGGGTAATTCGGTGGGTTTCATATTCGTGAGTCTGGGGTAAGGAATGAGAACCATGCGCTGCTACGAATCGCTTCGCGCTCGTAGAGCCGGGTCGTTAGCTGGCTCAGAAGTCGAATGGCCTGCGGCGGCGTTGAGAGCAGATCGCGCCCATTCGTTCCATCTCTGCCCGGCGGCGGCTTTACGCCATGCCTTGCGCTCGTCTTTGGTTCCTCGGACGTTGACCGGGAACGCAATGCGCTCCCGGTCGTATTTGGCTGCAAAGTCGTTTCCTTTTGGAGCGGGCATTTAGATCACCCCCTCCAGGGCTTCGGCAGTGTTGGCATCTGCCGCTTTGCGCTCGCGATTCATTTTGTCGGCGACCACAAAACGCTCACCCTGAAAGGCCAAGGCGTTTTGAATTTCCTGCTCTGCTTTTTCGCCGGTGTGTCCGAAGATAATGTTGAAGTATTCTTGCTCGCTGCGGATTTCGGCGGCTTCTTCCAAGTAGTGCTGAGTTGTCATATTTTGAGATCGAGGTTTAACCGCCTCGGCGGGTTTGTTTGTTACTGACTACCCATCAGTATCGGGCCGCTTGAAGATATTGCAACCAAATACTTTGTTTTATTTTCATCGCCCTCGCGCTGCCGCGTTTTCAAAGCTCCAGACCAGCCAGCTAACCAGCGGCTGGAGGATCAACCTCGCTAAGGCTCGGTGCCTCAGCCTTATGCGTTCGCTGAATCAATTCGCGCCGTTGCCGTGGCGTAGTATCCGGGGTCGAGTTCGCACCCGATGAAGTGGCGTCCGGCGGTGTCTGCGCTTTGGCTCATCATGGGGTTCGGCTACGGTGGTGTCAGATCTGCTACCGCCGCAGATTCGGTGAGCATGTTCTCCAGAATTTGCATCAAAACCCGGTCTGCCAGGGCGAATTTGGCGGCAATGATGTGCTTGCATGGCTTCTCTGGAAAGCCTGCTTTGAGGCCGGGCTCAATGCGGTGGTGGAAGTGTTCGCAACTGCATTCACCGAAGCCGTTGTAGTTCAGTAGCTCGACGAGGTGATGTTCCTCGGGTCGGGTGTCTGACTCGACAAGGAAGCTTGTCGGGCTGTGGTGAAGAAAGACCTTCATGTGTACTCGATCTGGCTCGGCTGGTTGTGACGCACTCCGCTGTGATGAAGGACGAGGCAGATGGCTCGGAAAACGACAGGGTCGAGTTGGCTTTTGGAAACTGTGACAAAGTCGCCCTCAACAGTAATCATCGGCTTATCTCGAAGCTCGTCAGAAAGTGCCTTGAGCAGGCTCTCGGTTTCTGTCCTCGGCTCTACTGGCTCGGCCTCTCCGATTCTTTCTGGCTCGGTAAGGTGGAAGTCGATCTTCATGGCCTCGGCAATGACTGTGATGGCGTTGATGGTGCCTCCGCGCTTGCCCACGAGCCGGGGCTGATCTCTCCCCCAGGTGGTGATGGTGAGAGTTTGCCACGATGGGCCTCGGTCGGAAAGCGCGATGGTGTAGCGGAGTCGTCGCGGCTCTTCGAGGAGGTTACGGCAAAGGGTGAGAAGTAGCTGGATGCTTTTCATTGGGTGGCTTTCGTGAGTTGTTCGAGAAGGTCGAATTTGACGACCTCCAGGCAGGCAATGGCTGCATAGACCGTGATGTCGCTTTCGAGTCCGCTCCGCCGGATGGCGGCGTGCAGTTGCTCGCGAAGCTGGCGGCTCGCATCAAAGGGTGAGGAGTCTGGTTCTGGTTCGGCGGGTTGGCTCATTGAAGTGGAATTTCGTCTTGGATATGCGTTTTGGCGGATGGGGTAAAGGCGACGAGGTAGCAGCTTTCGGTGAGGCGTCGCCCGATGGCCTGCCCACGCTCCTTGCTCTTGAATAGCTCGGCGAATCGCTCGCCGGTAAGCTGAGTGGTGGCGATGATGGGGCGGCCTCGCTGAGTGCGCTCCTCGACGATCTGGAGCAGTGCCTCCTCGCTGGCTGGCGTGTTCGCCATTTGCCCGAGGTCGTCGAGAAAGAGAATCCTCGCATTGACGAGCTTGGCAATCAGTTCGTCGCGAGCGCCTGGGGTATCGCTCATGGCGGCCTTGCTGATGTCATGGCGTAGCTGGACGCATTTGCGAAACTCGGGATAGATGCCGTGCTCGAACAGGAGCTTTTTCAGGAGGAGGTACACTGAGCGCGTCTTGCCTGTTCCAGTCTGCCCATAGCACAAGATGCCTTTCGGGTTCTGCATCTTCCAGCGGCCTACCTTCTCGGCGCTGGCGCGGTCGGGTAGCTGATCGAATTCGGTGCTGTGATAGAGCGATTCGGGGCCGCCCCAGACCTTCTGCCAGAAATCGCCACGGCGTTTGGCGTTGATGCTGTTGGAGGTGTGCTTTGCCTTGGATGACTCCTCGGCCCTGATGGCCCAAACGCACGTCTCGCAGTAGGCCGAGAGATAGACGAGCGGGGCAGGGATGACCTGCCTGCCGTCGGGGCCGTCGATGAAGGTGGATGGGCCGGAGCGTACGCCTTCCGTTTGGTTGTCACAGCCTGGGCTGGCGCAGATCCTCGGTGAGGAGGTGCCGCCAAGCATGGCGAGGAGGTCGAGTGGTAATTCTTCACCACAGAGTTGGCTTGTATTCATCGGTATTCGGTTTCGGATTGTCGTACTTGCCCTCGCGGATTTTGTGCGCGTTGGCGGGAATCATAGACCAGTCAAAGCTGGCTGTAAAGCGGCGCGTATCTCGGCCCGGCGTTCGGCCTGTCAGGAAATCAGACGCTTCGATGCGCTGGAGGAAGGCATCCCAATCGGCGAGTGTGCCGCCGAGTTCCTGCCATCTGGCGCGGGCTGCCCTGGCTCGACTACCCACGATGCCGGTGATCTTCGCGAGGCTGGGGACGAGCCGGTTCCATGCGGCTGCCATGGATGCGGCTGGAAAGTCGGGTAGGGCTTCATCCTCTGGAGCTTGAAGCGGCTGCTTGAAAAAGTCTGCGGGGGGTGGCGGGTTCCCTCCCTTCTTTGGAATACCTTCTTTGGAGTACCTTGTTGGAATACCTTCGGGTTCACCTCCTGAACCCCTGCTGTTCACCTCCTGAACCCCTGGCTGTTCACATCCTGAACCCCTGCTGTTCACCTCCTGAACTGCTCCTGAAGTTTTAATAAGTTTCGTCCACTTATCGGCAGCGGTCAAAAAATAGCGATTCGATTGCCTTCCGCCGTCTGAGCGAGTGACTCGGAGCATCTGGCGCTTTTCGAGTTCCGTGATGGCCGCGAGAACTGTATTTTTACTGAACCCGCATGTCTTGGAAATCGAATCCAGGCCGGGCCATGCGAGGCCATTTTCCTTGTTCGCTCGCCGGGCGATGTGGCAATAAAGCCGGAAAGCAAAAACGGACAGACCAGCATCGTCGATCTGAGAAGGCATGAAGATTGCATTAAAGCCAGATGTGTCTTGGCTGACTCTGCCTCCCGGTGTGTCGATTTCGCTCATAGGTCAAAAGGACGCCCCCAAATCTTGCGCGTTGGAAACAGCCATGCAGAACGGCGGAAACGCAAAAAGAGGGGGCGATTTTGATATAACGAGGTGAGCTTCTGCATACTGACTGCCGGTTTCCAATCGGCACGGTGATCATGGCTCGACGGCCTGCTTGTGTCAAGCCTCATGGTAGGCAGTTGGCCCCCTCCAAAGCTACCAGCCATTCGCGGCCTTCCTTGGTGATCTCGTAACGGCCTGCATTGAAGACTGCCATCTTGTGCCGGATAAGGTGCCCGAGGGTATTGAATGGTGATTGTTTCCGGCTTGAATTGCGGTTGCCCGGCCTGGCATCCACAGGGCCGGATTGAAGCGCCTGCAGGTCTAGCACGGCAGCGGTGCCGAGCCCAGGCTTGTCGAGCCCGTGCTTTCGCAGGAGCATGGTGTATTCTGCGGGGTGTGGTCGTTGACTCATAGGCTAGGGATGAAGCGGCTTGGGTGGGCGTTGAAGGTGGTGCGGCCCTGGCTATCGGGGGCGGTCTGGCACCATGAGATTCGCACGTTGTCTTGTGCTCGCGTGAGGGCGACGTAGGCGATGCGAAGCTCTTCACTGAGGCTGTCTCCGGTCTTGGTTGCCGGTAGCGTTTCATCCTCCCATCCGGCGAGGAAGATCGTGGGGCGCTCACCGCCTTTGAAGCTGTGGATGGTGCCGACGTGAACGGCCTGTACCGCGAGGTCGTTGCCTTCGCTGGGGTCATCCAATTCCAGGGCGGTGGCGGTCATGGCTGCGTCTCCTGTCCATGAGTCTCGAACGAGGCGGATTTCCTCGGGAGTAAGCTGCATCCGTTGGAGCTTCTCGCCGAGTTGCTGCTGTGGCTGAACGCCTAGCCGGGCAAGGAGCGTGGTGCATCGGTCCTGGCCCCTGCTGCGTGCCTCTGCGTCCAGGCCTGGGGCATTGACGCTTGCGATCCATGCGGCGGCTGCAGCCTCGCCCTGGTGGGCGATGGCGCGAAGGGCGGCGATGACTCGCACGGGCTTCACGACCTTCTTGGGGGCTGTGCAGTTCAGCCCGCTCTGAATCAGCACATCGCGGATGAGGTCAGCGCGTGCGGTGAAGCGGGTGAGAACGGCATAATCGGCTGGCGAGCCTCCCCCGGTGCTGATGAAGCTGGCGATGGCCGTGGCCTCGGCGATGGCGTTCGGAAAGGCTGTGACGCTGATGGTCCCGTCTCCTCCGCGTGCGGCTACCATGGGCTTCCGGTACGGGTTGTCGTAGCCTCCGGCGATAAGTTTATTGGCGGCGGCAACGATGAGCGGCTTGCTCCGGTAGTTGCTTGTCAGATGGAAGATCGTCGCGGTTCTGGCTGCCGCGAGGATGTGCGAAATGCTGCCGCCTCGGAAGCTGTACATGCTCTGATCGACATCGCCGAGCCTGATGTCCATCGGTGCGGCGAGCGCCTCGTAAATGCGGCTGTCGATCTCGGCGGAGTCCTGGTACTCGTCAACGTAGAGCGCGGCAACCTTGATGAGGCCGCCTTTGATGAGCGCGAGGAACTCGGCTAGCATCGTGTCATAATCGACGGCGTTGATTGCCCTCATGTGTAGCAGGAAGGCTTTGGCGACCAGATGCCCGGCTCCGGTGCCTTTGACTCCCAGGTAAGACTTCACAGTCTTGAGTGGCAGGTTGACTCGCTGCTCCGCGAGAACTCGCTTCCAGGCTGCCGTTGAAGACTCCTCATCCATCACCGTCGGCGTGCCAGAGTAGCGAAGGTGGAAGCCGTATTGCCCGAGATTCCAAAGGGCGTACGCATGGAGCGTGCCGATGAAGCCAAGCCTGATGTTGTGGACATCCAGGCGGCGTTGCAACTCGGCGGCGGCGATGGTGGTGAAGGTAATGGCAACCATCCGCTCGGGTGGCACCTTCTTGAGGGTGATGTCATGCAGGATGCGCCAGACTAGGGTGGCGGTCTTGCCGCTGCCTGCTCCTGCAATTACAACAATGCGAGGATCTCGGGAGGCTATAATGGCTAACTGTTCGGTGTTCGGTGTCATGTGGCTAGGCGTAGAGGTGTTCGCGGATGGTTTGGAGATAGGCGTGAATCTCGTTTGCCTTCTTCTCGATGGCTTGCCTTTCGGACTGCGCTTTCTGGAAAGTTTCAGGGCCGCTGACGTAGTAGTCGCGAGCATTGAATTCGATCCTGTTGAAGCTCTCGATGAAGTCATGGAGATGAGTAGCGGCGGCATCATAGCCAGCGCGGAGGTCGTCAACGGATGTGCCGTTTCGATGGATGATTGGAAGGGTGAGGTTGCTCATGTATTCGGTTTCGGTTTGGGCTGTTACACTGCCCCCTTTAATGGGCATGTAAAGGGTGAGGTTGCGTTTCTTGTGAATCAGCTTTGTACTTGATGCCGTTACGAATGCCAAGCCGGTCGCACGCGGCCTGCCATGCGGCTTCTGTCGGCTCGGTGATGATGCCCATGCCTGCGATGGTGTCCAACGCGACCTTGCGGGCACCTGGGCACGCTGCGGATGGCTTGCCGGTACGGTGATGGATGGCATTGCTCCCGGTAGAGTGACAGATGCGCGTTGCTGATGTGGCGGCAGACTCGGCGAGCATTGGGGCTAGGTGGGCGTATTTGCTGCCGGGGCGGAACGGGCATGTGCCACACATTTGAGGCTGTAAAGGTAGAGCTTTCATGGTTCATAAAAGCGGGCCGGAGGGTTGCCCCCGGCCCGCGTTGTTATGTTGAGGCTGATTACAGGTCAATGATTGTCCAGCCGTCTCTCGGCTCCCCGCTGTGATCAAGCACGATGGCCTGCTCGATGACGCCGTCCGCGAGTGCCTGCTCCAGATTGGCGAGGAACTGCGCTTTCCAGTCATCGCGAATCACCGCCAACTCGTCCACGATGACGATCTTGCTTTTGCCGAGTGTCGCGAGCGCGGCGGAGAGCGCGGCGATGATGATCGTGCGCTCGGCACCGCTGAGCCGGTTGATCGGCTGCCAGTGTGCGCCATGCCAGCGGCCAAAGGCTACGCCAGTGGCGGCAAGCGGCGGGTCGATGATTCCGGCGGTGAACCGGGCGGCGATGTCAAGGATAGGCTGGACTGCCTTGGCGCTCTCCTTGGCTGCCTGCTCCTTGAGCACCACGCCTGTTTGCTTGGCGGCCTCGTGCTCGTGTTCGGCGACTGCCAGAGCCTCGGCGGCTTCGGCCTGGATGCGGGCGGCTTCACGCTGCTTGCTTTGGAGACGCTCGGCTGCCTGGGAGGTGCTGAGTGTGATCTCCGCTTCGTGCAACTTGGTGGCGGCTGTTTCCAGAGTGACCTCTGTGGCTACCATGACATCCAGGGCCTCTTTGAGCCGGTCCTCGTTGATAAGGTTTTGATGCTCCTCGACGAGTGAGTCAATGGTGCATTCCAGGTTGTAGAGCGCGCCCTGCTCAGTCTCCAGATCGGTGAAGACTGGCAGTCCTGGGGGTTGGCCTGGGTGTGGAAGCGCTTCGGCCTTCTCGCGCATGGTGCGGAGAACGTGGGCGGCATGGCGGCGGGCCTCGGTGGCTTTGAGGTTCTCCCACTCGCCGAGCGCTGCATCGGTTTTGAGGGTGAAGAGATCGAGGTTGTCCTGATTCTTGCCGACCACTTCCTTCTGGGCTGCCACTGCCAAGTCGAGTTTGGCGAGATGATCCGGTGCCCAATGCGCGGCAGCGGCTCCGCACTGCGAGCAGCAGCCGGTAGAAGCTGCTGCTTGTTCGCGGCGAGTCAGTTCAGCCTGGGCGGCAAGGGTAGCTTGCTGGAAGCGTTCCTTTTGGCGGCGACTGTCTTCGAGATGAGTGCGAGCGGCTTCGATGTTCGGCGCGAGACTGATCTCGGCAGCGGTGGCAACCTCCGCGTCGTGGAACTGATAGTCAGCGGCGGCAGTCTCGGCGAGGCAGACTTGGCTCATGGCGGCCTCGTGTGCGGTGAGCGCCTCGGAATACTTGGCTTGCTCACGATCCATGTCCTGCTTCATCCGCTTCTCGTTCTGCTCCAGGTTGGCGAGGTGGGCGGTCTTGGATGCCAGTTCGTTCCTGGCTGCCTCCAGATCGACGGCAACGGCTTCGATGGTCCGGGTAGGCTCCCAATCCTCGGGAGTCACAGGGATGGCATCCCAGGCGGCTTTGGCGGCCCGGTGTGCCTCGGAGGCTGCCGCATGGGCTGCTACTGCTGCAACGTGGGCTGCTTGCGCTTCCTCGACCGTCTGCGCACTCCCGGCGGTGATCGTTTCGTCATCAAGCTGCGTGATGCCCTGAATGGTGCCCTTGAGGCGTGTCACGGTCTGATGGGCTGCCTTCCTGGCAACGTCGATTGCCTCAGTCCAAACGTCGATGAACTGCTCATAGCCGAGGCCTTTCCAGTTGGCGGGCGGTGGCACGGCATCTGCAACGGTGGTCGTGATGACCTTGATGATGCTCTCGCGTGGATCTTCCGCGCTCGGGAACGCGGCGCGCAGCATGTTGGTTCGCGTGACAGGGTTGGCATTGAAGAAGGCCGCGCCGTCGAACAAGGCCGGGGTGATGCTCCCCCCGATGCGCTCGTCACCGATGATCGTGCCCTTGATGGTCTTGCCGGTGCGACTCCAAAGCCTGCTCAGCTTGCCCTCCGCTGTGGTGATGGCGACTTCGAGGCTCGGCCCGCTGGCGAAGTTCTCCATGATGCCGGGGTTGGTTGCCGGGGCGCTAGGGTGCTTGCCAGCGCTGGCGAGGATGATGGCGTCAATGACGCTGGTCTTGCCTCCGCCATTGGCTCCTCGGATGATGGTCAGGGGAGAAAGGTTGTAGTCGAAGGTGAGGCGATTGAGGCCGGTGGCTTGGATGCGATCAATTTTCATGTGGGGTATCGGTTTCGGATTCGGTGTCGGGGGATTGTTTACCATTGCTTTTCTGGCATGGCTTCGATGGGTTGGCCCTGTGCCAGAATGTCTGCCAGACGGTAATGCGGGGCAGGGAGTTTTTCAAGATCGAGCGCGGGGCAAAGTGCGCCCTGCTTGTTGCTCTCAATGAAGAGCGTCGTGGCGAGTGCGCCGACGGCTTCCGGCGGCATCACATGCCCGTGGCGTTGGAACACGCTGGCGGCGTGATAAACAGCGGCGTCATGGGCGATGCTGTAGAGCGTGACGAGCGAGAAGACCGTCTTGCGCACGGCGGTCACGCGGTCTGCTGCGGTTGGCTGGCTGCCAGCGGGCGGGCTCTGCGGGCCTGGGGCCGGGCGCTGCTGCTGTGGAGCCGGTGCCGTTTGGCGCTGCTCTGTGCGCTCCTCCTCGGCGTAGTTCGGCGGAGGGGCTGCACGCTGCGAGGGTGGGGCCTGCTTGGGCCGTTGCTGCTGCTGAGTCTGTGGTGGCTGCTGCTGCGTGTCTGCGATCTCGCGACCGTCTTCGATGGTGGCGGATGGCGTGACTTTGATGCGGCGAGTGACGACGCTGTTGTACTCGTTGTCCTCAGCTTCAATGCCGATAGGCTTCTTGCCGTGCTCGCCTGCGGTGATGAGCACCATGCAGCCAGCCCACTCTTTAGTGAGTTCGGCCCGGTCTTTGAGCACGATGGTGATCTCGCCCGTGTTGTCGAAGAACAGGAGGTTTTGCATACTCCAATCCCCGTGTGAGTTGGTGCCCGTTTTGATCGGATGAACCTTCTTGATTGTGCCTCGAATCGCTTCGAGCTTTGTGCCGTGAGGCATTTCGTTGATGGCGGAAACCGCGCTGATTCTCATAGTGGTGTCGGTATTGGTTACGGCTGGAGAATACCAGCCACGCACATATTGCCTTTTTTAATGGGCATGTAAAGCAGAAAACGCCGCCGGGTTGCTGATTCCCGACGGCGTCTCTCTCATTCCTGCTTTTGTTTATCGCGTCTTGGCGTGGCTGTCGTCGGCAGCTTCGGCTTTGCGAGTGACAAATTTGTGATGCCTGTAGGGCTCGGCATGATCTCCATGGAGATTCACCCAGAAGAAGGTGGACGGGCTGGTACGGCTACGTTCTGACCAGCGCACGGCGTTGCCCTCATTGCCGCCGACACAGAGCAGCGGGCCGGTTGGCGGGCCATCCACGACGCCAAAGATGTGGCCCAGGCCGGTGAAGTCTCCGGCCTTGTTCTGGTAGAGCACGATGCCGATGTCTCCGCTCCTCGGCTTGTATTTATCGCGCTCGAAGGCGAGGCCTCGCTCCTGTGCAGATTTCAGGAAAGCGGCAACGCTGCCAAAGTCCACGCCAAAGGGGTAGCTCTGTGATGCCTGCTTCCAACACCAGCAAATGAAGTGCATACACCAGAACCTCGGGCCGCCTGCGTGCTTGAGGTATTTCGTCACACCGCCTCCCCAATTCGCGCCAGATGGCGTTTCGCGGGCTCCAGCATCGGCCTCGGTCTGTAGGATGCGGACGAACTCCTCGCGGCTCTTGTCGCTGTAGCTGATGCTTTTCTTGGCTGGCACGCTGGCAGGAGTGGGCGTACCTTTGCCCTGATCCTCGCCGTCTGGATGGTAGAGCGCCCAGGCCGTGTTCTTGCCAGGCACTCCATCGACTTCAAGCGGGCGGCCTTTTTCATCTCGGTGGCAGGCCTGGAAGGCAGCGAGTACCGCCTCCAGCTTGGTGTCAAAGGTGGGCAGGCCTGGGGCTACGGCAAAGCCCTGGCTGTTGAGGATCGAGCGGAGGATGCGGACATCTGATGGGCTCCATTTATTGAAGCCGTTGACGTGTTCGGGTGGGGTTTTCATGGGCGTTTTTTCGGGTTCGGTGTACGGTGGTGTCAGATCTGCTACGACCGTGGAAATCTTTGATCTGGGGCCTGTGACGGCGGCTGCGGTGCTGGCACTTTGCCGAGTCTTGCGGCCATCTTCTCGACGGCTTTGATCGTCTCTGGCCCGGCGTACTTATCGACCTCCAAGCGAGGCGTGCCAGCCTTGGCGGCCTCCTGAATCTGCTCGATGCTTTTGCCTTGGTGCTTTAGCACCCACTCGCCAATGGCTCCACCCACAATGCCGCCAACGATGAGCGCACACGTTGCCGTGTCTTCTGGGCTGAGGTCAATGCCAAGCCTGGCAAGGCCGGTGACAATGACGGCGACAATGGCGGCGGTAATCCACCGAATGAGTGCGCCGTAATTAGTTGCGAACTGGCGAAGCAGGAAGTCTTTCATCGGCCCGATTCTCAGCGCGGCGATCCACGGCGTCAAGCCTGGAGGCTTGGGACGCGACATTTGTCTGCAAATTCTGGATGGACTGGAAAATGCTGTTGTTCGCCTGCACGGCTGTCTCGGCTTTCAGTTCAGTCTTGCTGATCATCTCCGAAAAGTAGGCATTTGCCCACACAGCTAGCGCTAGAAGCAGGGTCAAAATACCTCCCGAAAGGGCCGTTGCAAAGGCGATGGCTACGCCTGCTGCGGTGAGGATAAGATTCCATGGCGTTGGCCGTGGCGCGGTGGCTTTGTCCAGTTTGTCATAGACGCGGTTGAAGCTGTCGCGGTTCTCCTTCTCGACCTCACCCATGCGTTTATCAATGCTGTCGAGGCTGCTCCTCATGTTCTCGACCTCTGCGGTGATGGTAGCCATGCGTGCTGCGGTGACTTGCGATTGTGACATGATCGGAGTGTGTGATTTGGAGGCACTCATAGTTGCGAGTTTTCTACTGTTGTCACGTCTAAGGGTCTTGAACCGCTGGAATAGTTTGCTGGGCCGTCTCAGTGTACTCGCTGCCCCAGGCATCTACCTCCGCGACACGCCAGTAGCGGGCGGGCGAATGCAGACCATACGGAGGGTTGATCGTTGCCGGTACTTCGAGGATGAACTCGGCAGCAGTTCCCTCGTAAACGATGTTTGAGTCTCCAATGGTAAAGCCGTTCGTTGAGGATGCCCAAACTCGGTAAAGCGCCAAGTCTGCATCGCCACTGCCCGTCCAGTAGAGTCGGAATCTGCGATAGCCTCCGCTTGTGCCGAGGTTTGCATAGTGCATTCCTGTTGGCATTCCTGGGGCTGGGTTGACTTCGGTGGCCTCATCGGCTGTGGCGCTCTCGGCGACGATGTTCACGGCTGTCACCGTGCAGCGTGCCTCGCGGTTTGCTGCATCATCGGCCTCGGCCATCTCCAGGGTGTAGTCAGCCGCGGCTGTTTCCACGAAGACTTGCCGGGCCAGCTTGTAGCCACCGTCCACAGGCCGGGTGAACCATCGCACAATGTAGCCGTCGATGTCTGCCCCTGTCGTGACCGGCGTCCATGTGGCAGACAGGGTGTTGCCCGTCCAGGCTGCCAGGGCGAGGCCGGTGACGTTGTTGGGCCGTGTGAGGGCAATGCCGACGTGACCGTTCCACTCGGCTGGAATGCCAGTGCCGACGTTCAGCGCTGAGACGCGAATCCAGAGGATCTGCTCCACGACTTCCATGACGTGATAGGGGCTGGTTGGCGTGGCTTCGATGCTCCAGGTTTCGCCATCGTTGGAGGACTCGACGACGTAGTTGGCAATGCCGGAGATGCCCTGCCACGAGATGACGATGAGCGACGTGCTTGTCGGATGCGAGAACACGCTCAGGTTGCGAACGATGGGGAGCGCGTCTGGCTGCGGCACATAGTAGCCGGTCGTGAGGGCCGGGGCGGTGGCATCATCGTAGTCGAACACGTCGGCGTCATAAATGATGCACTTCACGGCGACGTTGTCACCCTCCGCCGGGGTAAGCTCGGCAATGGTGGCAAGGCGGGCGTAGGCGGTCGAGATGCCGAACATGAAGGATGCCGGGTCGCCATTCTGTGCGGCGGTGAGGAAGTCGGCAGGGGTGATCGTATCGGAGACTGTCACCACATTGGCGACGACGTTGCCGTTGTCATCCAGCTTGGCGACGCAGACCGCCGGGCCGAACACGGCACCGTTCTTTTTGCGGAGGAGCAGGTAGTGCGTGCCGACTCCAAACTCGACATCTTTGGAGAGGGTGACATCGGAGCCGCTGATGCTACGGACGTATCCGCCTGCTCCCCAGCGTGGCAATGGGTGGCTGATGGCTACAAGGTCGCCGTAGCTCGGTAGCAGGCCCTCCAGCCCGGTCGAGAAATTGACGTTGATGCGCAGCTTTGTCTCGCACATCCGCATATACATCCCCAGCCGGTAGGCTCGGGTGCGATCCGTGCAGCCTGGGAACTTCACGGTCTTTGGCCGGTCGCCAGTATCGCCGGGAGCGATGCACATCACCGTCTCAGGCAGCCACGTTTCAGAGTTGATGTACTCGGCTTCAATGGCGTCATGGCTCTCTACCTCGCGGAGCTTCATTTCGTAGTTGAACGAGTCGCGGAGGATGTTCTCGGCGCTGAACATCGCCACAGGCAAGACCTGGGGACGCTCCAGCACCATGGAGATCTTGGAGCCTTGAAGGATGGGCACGCCTCGGGCGATTTTGGCGACCGTCTTGGCGGCATCCCAAGTCGTGACCTTTTGGTCAAATACCCAATCGAAGTAGATGCCCTCATTCTCCAGCGTTGTAGCGATCTCAGCGAGGCGCACGAGGTCAAGGAACTCATCCGGTAATCTGCCGCCATACTCGGCGGTGAACACGTCGCAGAAGGCCCACACGGGGTTTCTCGTGGCGATGTTTTCGACCCAGACTTCGGTGTCTGCATCCCACACGCGGAGCTTGCGAGTTGCCACGACGTTTACGCGGCTAGATGCGGAATCGTTGAGGTTGTTCGTGGCCTTGGCTTTCAGCGCCAGCATAGTCACGCCTGGATAGACGAGCACGCTCGGGAGGTAGGCTTTTAGCCCTAGCCATTTGGTCTGGCTCGTGCCTGCGTGATTTAGCTCCGCGTTGTTGGTGCGAACGGCGCGGACTTCATAGCGGCCAAGGGGCACCGTGATCTCCAATGTGTAGCGCTGTGGCGTTGGCGTCTTGAGCGTCTTATCGAAGATGACGCCGGTTGTCCATGGGCCAAGGCTGGCTCCTGCATCGTCGATCTTTCGGTACTGGAATTCGCAGATGCTCTGGCGGGTGGAAAGCACCGTTCCGGTGGAGAAATACATGCCGCGAGGCAAGGAGACATCGACCTCGATCCGTGTTGTCTGTTGAAGGGGTGGGCACGCTACATAGCCGGATGTCCAGTCAGTGAATGAGGTTTCGTTCGGGCCGAAAAGCTCAATGCCTCCCACTTCGGTGCTCGTGAAGACGTTGTCGGGGAAAAGCGTCACTGCGTCGCCGGGCTCGACGATCTGGTACTCGATGTCTGTGAACTCATCCAGTTCCGTGTCTTCAATGTAAATCTGGTGAACGTCAAACTTCCCATGCCCAAGGCAGAAGAGTTGGAAAAGGTAGGCGTTGTTACCGATGAAGGTGCTGTACGGGCTGGCTCCATAGCTCGGCCATGTGCGGAACCGGCCATAGGATGCCTCGACGGGCGTGGAGAGCTTCTTCTCGTTCTGCTGACCTCGGAGGGTAAAGACCGGGTCAGGCTGTGGCGTCTCGCCAATGTTCGTGTCTGGCGTGCTGCCTTGCCCTGGGGTGAGCAGTAGCGAGACTGTCACCGAGACGATCAAGATCACGATGTACCAGATGATTTCCGCCCATCCGCCGGGCGCTGGCACAAAGACAAATTGCTCGCCTGCATTGACTGGCTCATCCCAGCGGGCTCGAAGATGCGGCTTGGCTCCATGCACGCAGAATGTCGGTGCTGGAAACTCTCCTCCGCTATCGGGGAATCGATTGGCGAGGAAGCCGTTGATTGTGCTACCCGCCGGTACGCTTACCTGCTCCAGGCGATCTTTCGGAGAGAGCGGGTTGTTGACGATGATGATCGTCGCAAAGCCAGCGCTAGACGTGCAGGCGGTGGCGGTAGAAGGCGAGAGAGTGGAAGCCATGAGCGCGGAGATTTGCGAGCCGTTGAACTGAGGAGGCCGGTGGGCGTGAGTGTAGCACACTGCCACCGTCACAGGCCAAGTAAATTGCTACGTGATGCAGCGCCTTGCCGCGCTGGCTCATGGCAATCACGCACATATCGACTGGCTTCTCGATCTTCTCCCAGCCGAAATCATCGGCACCGCCTTGGGCAATGCGCGCCAGATGGGCCGCCGTTTTGTCGTCGAATAGCGGAAGCTCAATGCCGAGTTGCTCGCGATAAACGTGATAGATGAGCCCCCAGCAATCGAGGTCTGGCTTATCCCGGCCAAGCTCCTTGTAGGGCAGGCCAACGTAGCTCTGGATGGCGTCAATCGTCATTGGAGGCCAGGAAAGCGAGTGCCAGTGTAGAGGATGCTCAGGAATGGCCGGTTGATGATGTCGGCGAAGGCTGCACGGCCTGTGCATTCGATGTTGTTCACGCGAATGTCGGCAAGGTAGAGCGAGAGCGGCAAACCGTTCTGTGGCTCCTCCTTGTGCGTGCTGAGATAGGTGCGGAGTCGAACAAGCACGGGCTCGGGGTCGCCTTCCAGGGCGGCAAGGAAGTCGCTCACCTGCTGATCCACATTGTCCATCGCAATGTTGAGTTCCTGGAGCCCGTTGGCTCCGGTGGCTGGTAGCGTAAAGCGGAACGGGGCAGGCTGGAATACCTGCTCTGTTTCATCCTCCAGCGTGAAGGTGTGGCTCGTGAAGTCCTGCACGAGGAAAAGAGACTCTTCGAGGGCCGGATGCGACAGTTCGAGGGTGTTCAGAATCACGCCTCCAGTGGCGGAGGCATACGCTTCCTTGAGAGCCTCGGTGTAGTCAGGCATTAGTGTGATCGGTAGGCGATGACAACCACGAGGCCGTTGGCTCCGTCGCCCCCGGCTCCTGATGCCAAGCCGTTCAGGCTGCCACCACCGCCACCACCACCGCCACCGTAGGGGCCGCCTGCTCCGCCCACTGTGGCAGCCGCTCCGCCGGATGATGGGGCACCGCCACCGCCTCCGGTGCCGATTTCGCATTCAGCCGGACCAGTTCCTCCTTGCCCAGCATCGGTGCCACCGCCGCCACCTGGGACGCCGCCAGCACCACCTCCGTAAGTGAAGGCCATAACGGCAGCATTTACAATGCTTCCAGCCGGTCCGCCTTGAGTTGCTGCGACGTTGCTGGCATTGATGCCACCGCCGCCACCGCCACCTGTGGGGAATAGGTTGACCGAATCAGGCCCGGCGACAACTACGTTCGAGAATCCTGCTCCACCAGCATTCGTTGAGTTAGTGAAGATGGGGAAGCGTCCACATGCGTTTGTTTGAGCAGCTCCGGCTACGCCTGTTGTTGTTGTGCCTCCGGCTCCCGCAGTGCCTCCCTTGGCGCGAACTGCTGTGCAAAGGCCGAAGGCAGACACACCGTCGAAGGAACTGTCTCCACCTGCTGATCCGGAGCCTCCGTTGCTCGTATCACCCGAGGCTGCAACGCCTCCGGTGCCTCCTGCTCCAACCACAACATCAAAGGTCGCTTCATTCAGGTTTGCGGCGGCAATGCGGGTCAATACGATTCCCCCACCACTGCCACCGCCTCCGCCGAATCGGGCCGTAGCTGCTGCTCCTCGGCGGCCTCCGCCACCACCACCACCGCCTCCAATGAGGAGGATTTCAATGAAGGCTGTACCGGCTGGCTTCGTCCAGGTGCCGCTCGCGGTGAAGCGCTGCACGTCGATGGCTTTGGCGAAGCCATCACCCGTCGGGTCATAAACCGACTCGTCCATCTTGCCACTCACGACGGTAGTCAGGGCTGCAACGGATGCCACGCACGCAGCAAGGCCCGCCACGGTTGCGCTGAGTGGGTGTACCGTCCATGAGCCCATGACGAGGCTTGCCCCCGTGTAAATCGCGCCAGTGTCGCGCTGGTAAAGGAACTGTCCAACGGCCTCCGGCGTGGCTGATCCTCGGGCGGTGGCATCCGCCACGTTCTGCACATACCCGGCATTGAAGCCGCCGACGATCTGCGCGGCAATGTCGCTCGTGAGCTTGAGCAGGCTGGGCACGGTGCCGCCGGTAACGACGGTCGTGGAGCCTGCTCCGCTCGCCGGGCCGTTGATGATCGTGCTGTGAAGCGCAAGGAGGGCTTCGATGTCTGTGATGGCTGTTTCGAGCCGTTCTTCGTAGGTTGGCATGGCGATTAGAGGGCGAGTGAGGTGCGGAACGTGTCGTTGATGAGGACTCTGTAGTCGGTGCTGATGAGCGTTTCAAGACCGCCATCAAACATGGCGAGGAATTCTGGATCGAGCAAGAGGCTCAGTGCGTCGGTGTCCAGGCCATCGGCGTCGAAGACTTCAAGTTGTGCGGAGACCTCCCAGAAATTTCCAGCCGGGCGGTACTTGGCCTTGTAGCCGCTGTTCGTGAAGCGAACCTTCTGTGTCTCCAAGCCTCCGCCGAGGGCAACGGGCATGTAGAACCAACCGGAGCCCATGCCAAGGTAGCCACGGAACCACGCCTTGAAGTAGCGGAACATGGTATCATCGAAATCCCAGCCGCCGGAGATCATGTCAGAGTCAACGGTGAAACGCTGGCGCTGGCGGATGTAGCCGGAATCCATGCGGCTGCGAAGCACGCTCTCGGGTGGATCGAGGCTGTAGTCCTGAGTCAGGCTCGGGAACATCGAGGGCCAAGTTGGAATGTCTTCGGGCATAAATCAGGCGCGGCTAAGGTGGAAGGCTTTCGCCATGGCTGGCACGAATGAGCCACCGCCATTCATGGCATCTCCGGCGAACTTCTGCTCCACCTTTTTGATGATCACGTCAAGCTGCTGTTCGCCGTTCGGGCCGGTCGTCTGGCGTGTCTCGACTTCCTGCCCTGGCAGGTTGTACACGTTTACGATGACCGGTGCGGCCTCTGACCGGCCCGCGCCCATATCGGCGGTAGAACGGGCACTTCTGACCATCGCAGGGCCGGTGACGAGTTCCGGCCCGGCCTCACCGACAAGGCCGACTTGCCCGGCTCCAATCATGCCGCCGTGCTCATAGGCTCCGGCGTACTGCGTGGCGCTGATCTTGGCGATGTTCGCCGTACCGGCTGCCACGGCTCCGGCGGCCCATACGGTGCCAAGGGCGACGCCGTAGTAGCTGCCCCCGGCGGCTACGCCGTTGTTGTAGGCCTTCGTGGCAGACTCCCACATGGCAATGGTTGCCGATGCAATGGCTGCGGCCTTAGCGATCTTGAAGCCCTTCTCGCCAAAGGCGGTGCCGATGCTGGCAACGTCATTGAAGAACTGGAGCGTGCCGTCCAGAATGACTTTGTTCCGGCTGGCTTCCAGCTTGCGGACCTGGGCGGTGTAGGCTGT